CAAACCAATCACCTTTGGCTTTAATGAAAAATGGTTTGAAAGTGGATTTGGGAAATATGTAGGTTACACTGGTGCCTATGCCAAACAAGCTGGTAAACATCTCTTGGTAGGTAATGCATCTGAAGGGTTGGAAGAAGGCCTTCAGAAAGTGATTAGTGAGGGTAATAAGTATTACTATGAGCATGCCTATGATCAAAATTCCTTACTGGATTTACAGGCAGCTCTGACGGCAGCTAAGCATGGTTTTGGAGAAGCATTTGGAACCAGAGAAGGCTTAACAGAAGTATTAGCTGGTGTGCTGGTTGGTGGCATTGCTGGTGGAGGTATTCAGGCTATTACTAACCTGTCGACTGGTCAGCAGAAAAAACAAGCTGCCTATTTCAATCAACTAGCTAACCAAATGAACTTGGGGAAGGATGCTTTGCAGGAAGTTTACCAGAACAAGGTTAGTGACCAGTTATTTGCTTCAACCCAGAAAGCCAATGCTGCTTTTAGTATGGGAAAAGGAATGCTACAGGCTGCTCAGCAACAAGATCAGTTTGCCTATCAGAATAAAAAGAATACAGCTCAGTTTGGCTTCTTAAATCCTTTTGTTCAGAAAGGAACTGGAGATGTACTCAGGGAACAGATGGATACTTGGAGAGCCACGATAGACAGAGACATCAACGAGTTTACCAGCAGCTTTGGTCTGAATCTAGAAGGTACTGAGAAAGAGCAGCAAGCTCAGGCTAGGGAAATGGTGGATACCTTAGAAGGCCATCTAAAGTATCTGGAAAAATCCCATGACAGAAAGAGTTTACTCTATAACAATCCCTATGTAGGACAAACAGATGCAGAGAGTAAAATCAAATCTGCTTATTGGAATCTATACTATCAGGAATTACTGCATGCTGATTTCCAACGAGAAATGCAGCTAACTAGATATAAAGCATTAGCCAGTGATATACAATCAGCTGGAGCAACTTATAAAGGAGAAGCAGCTACCAGTTTACAACAAGCTAACCAAGACAAACATGTACCCACTATTAGTGATTTTACTTCTGCTGATGGGTTAGAGGACTACCTTCAATCATTGGGGAATGAAGAGATTGAGATCGAAAAAGGATTAGAACAGCAACTTTTTGATACCACAGAAGCTAATAAAATAGATCCTCCTAAAACCAATGCCGATGGAACTACCAATGCTAAGGAGAGAGCAGACCAGCAAAAGCAACTTGATGCAGCTTTAAATCAGATCAGACTAGATCATGAAGCGGCTAATAAAGCCAGGAAGCAGCAGATCACTAAAGAGAAAGATACCCTCACTAAGTTAAAAGCAAAGAACTATCCATTTGATGAAACGGTACAGAAGTTATTTGAAATTCTAACTGGCCCATCCTTTTCTATTAATCTGGATACTGTGGATGCGTTAAAACAATTACTTCAAAAGGTATCTGATGCTGATTTACTTAATGAGTCTATTACCCAATTAAAAGATAGAATTAACTGGTTATCAGGTAAAGAATCCTTTGATGCCTTTACCAAGCAGCTTAAAAGCTTCCAGAAAACACTAGCTGATCATCAGGCTGTTGCAGATCAAGATATTAAGAGTAAAGAGTTAAATGACTTCTATGCACAGGTAAAACAAAGTGGCTGGTCAGGAAAACAATCTCCAGTAGAAATTATGGCCCAAATCAGTAAATGGTGGGCTACCAATCCTGTTGATCCCAAAAGTGTAGATGATTTTAAAACCTGGTTAACTGCTCAGAATCCTGTGCCAGCAGCCCAACCTGTTGTTACAACTCCTTTACCAGTTCAGCCAGTTATCCAACCGAACCCAACTCCTGCTCCCAAAAGTCAGGGGAATAAGTTTCAGCCTGGACAATTTATTAGACTGGAAGAAAATGGACAACCTGTGTATTATAGAGTAGCAGCTAATCAAGTTGCTATTCCACAGAACGATGGTAGTACAATACTTGGGTATGAACTTCAGAAGTTGCAAGTCAACCCTCAAAACAATAAGATTGTTCAACAAGCAACTGTAGTAGAGTTGGTTACTGATGCTGATTTGCAAAAGGCAGTTGTAGTACCACTATCACCTATAACTACTCAGGCAGCTCCTACTCCAGCTCCAGTAGCACCTCAACCAGTTACACCTTCAGCTACACCACCCCAACCAGCAGAAAAACAACCTGTTAATCCATTGGAGCGAATCAAAGAAATTGATGAGGCCCTCAGTAAGACAGCTGATCCAGATGAAAAAGCTAATCTGGAAGGTCAACGTGCTCAGCTATTTGGAGAGATGGTATTGGCTAATCCAAGACCTGATTACAACAGTTGGGATAAAAACAGGCTGGAAAAGGGGATTGAAAACCTGAATAGATCCATTAGTTTCTTAAACACCAGAAATACGCTTACTGGTAATCCTTTCCAGGATGAGCTAACTGAAATGCAGGAGCGATTAAAATTGATGGAAACTGCTTTGGCTAAACTAGCTGTTCCTCCACCTACCCCTGTCACTCCAGTTACACCAGTGACTCCAACTGCAACAGGCAAGGATAAGAATAATCCTCTGCTGTATATTAAGAAACTCATTACCCAGTATGATCCAAGTAAGTCAGAAAGTCAGGCAACTAATCAAGAACGTAATTTACAAACCTTAAGAAAATGGATTGCTGATGTTTCATTCTGGGATAAGGGTACTCTAACAATTCAAGAAACAGAAGAATATAAAGAGCATAAAAAGCAAGAAGCAGCCTCTGGGGTTGGTTTTTATTTTCAAGGTACTGTTAAGCATTCCCATATTCCAGGGATTGTCATTACTAGGGGAACTCATGAAATGGTTATTACACATCCATCATTACCACACCCCATTGTGCATTCACTAGATGGGTACACCCTGGATGAAAGTAAACTAGACAAAACTAAGCTAGATGCTGATCCTGTAGTAGCCGATCAACTTGTTAGCCAATTAAAAGAGCTTCTCAAAAATCAGAAAAATCTTACTGCCATTTTAATGGAAGCCCAAAATGGGTATTATGGAACAGCTAATCAGAAACCTGACTGGACGTATACAGAGCTACGTAATTTCCTACTTAGTCAGAAACTAAACTGGTCTATTGAACTAGATCATGCTAACACCATGACTTACCGGCAAGATTGGTCAACTACTGATGATGGGCTAACTAGTTTGGATCAGATTAACCAGAATGTATTACCCAAAGCTGCTAATGGTACATCAGGATATGTACTGGTCAATGACTTCTTTGATGGTATCCGGTTAGAGACTACCAATCCTAAAATGGATAACAAACCCATTGAAGAAGCCTTTAAACAATTCAAAGCCAACAATGGTGGTAATCTGCCGTTTAGTCAGTACATGGTTACTGTCAATAATAAAGGGGGGTATAATTTCCATCCAGTGCTGGCCAAGAGTGCTCCTCTATCTATTGGTAAACTCATTGGAGAAGCTGTAGCTGCTTTTAAAAAAGGACAAGCCTATACGTTCACTGACCCTGTCACTGGAGAAGTAAAGACCTTACAGAACATCCATGAATTCAATGAGTGGTTCATGAAGCCTGAGCAAAAAGGAGGTAAAGGAGGATTCTATATCTATACCCAGAATGATACCAAAATAGTAGTCAGTTTGGTAGAGCCAATTAAGAAAGAAGATGCTTTTGATAGTAAAGTAGCTATACCTCTTCAACGTATCCTGGACAGCTTGAATATGGCAGAGCTTCCTGGTAGTTATGTGAATCTGTCTCACTGGGAGACAACTCTGAATCAAGTAGAGGAAACTGTTTCTTTTGAGACACTGCTGGAAAGCAAAGGCAATGAATTAGTAAAAGCTAACAAGATTACGCAGAAGCAGCTGGATCATGTGTTAGAGGTACTTAGAAAAGATGTTGGAAAAGGAAGAACTTGGGCCAGAACTATTGCTTTCCATGCTACCAAACTAGTTAGCAGAACTGTTAAAGATGAAGATGGTACAGTGGAGAAAGACCCAATGACCTTGATGATTGAAGTTATTCCCAATGACAAAACAGACGCAACTGGGAAGAAAACAGACATCAAGTTTGTTACCTTAAAGACTATTGATTTAGCTAGTGTTACCTCCTTTGAGGAGATTTGGAAAGCAGCTCAGGAAGGATTTCAAAAGTTTGGACAGGGTACTACCAAGTATCTAGGTCAGGGAATCCTGGATGACATGCGTAATACCAAATTACCTACTACTGCTCAGGCACTTCGATTTAATACAAGGCATGGTGATATTTTAAGTAACCTATCAAAGTTAGGAACTTTAGCCACACCTGATGTGTATGACAATACAGTGCTTACATTTTCGTTACAATCTGGTAACCCTCCTACAGCCATGCAAACTGAACCTGAAGTAATTGTTACACAGGCTGCCAAGCCAGCTACTACTGAACCTGCTGGAGCAGTAACAACAACTGTTCAAGGATTAACTTCTGAAGAACAAAAAGAGTATGATGATCTATCTGATAAGGAGTTTATGGAAGGATTAACTTCTGAAGAGGAAAATCGATTCAAAGAATTAATAAGGATAAAACGATCAACAATAGTTCATGTTGATAATACCAAGATAACCCTGGAATCTTCTAAACTAGCACCTAAAGCTTATAAACTAGATATTGACAAGCTGGAAGCACTTGTGCAGGAACACCTTAAGAAATGTCCATAAAAAGTAATACCCCCAAGCTAATATGATTTGGGGGTATTACTTCATTGATTCACAATATAAGCACCATCCTTCCATAGCTTATGCTCTTCAAACCATTGTAAAAGAGCAGGCATCAATTTATACTTGTAGGCTAGACTGGTAGCTTGGTTGAAATCATAGCAATTGTCACCTACCCACCTTATCAGAATTGTTCTTTTTGCAATAGAAACTTTCTCCCCAAGTGTAAATACAGTAGTATCACCTACTTTAAATTCGTCAATAACTTTCCCACTATTTCTAATGAGTTCACAAAGTGATTCCAAATCAATACTGGGGTAATAGTCATCTGAGTTTTGTGTCATACAGGTTCAAGAATAGAATCTAAATGATTTAGTTGAATAGCTCTTGTATCTCCTGTACTCAGAGCAGCAACAATACTCTCATTGGTAGAGTTGTTACTTAGAAGTGACAAAGTGTCATCCCTCTTTTCTACTAACGTCCAACCTAGAAACTCTAGTTCTGATTCAAGACCTAATCCATGTTTTTCAGCAACAATGCAAAAAGCAGTGAGTGCTTCTTCAAAAGCTTTGTCTGTGTCATTGTCTCCTAGACTACATGTTTCTAAACCCAAAAATGGTATAGAGATGTATGTTTTACCATCAGCACCCAGTCTGTTCCAGGTAGGCATGATTGTTTTAACAGATACAAGTCTGTGATCTTCTCTTGTAATTTCGATTAATATATTAACATTCTGTTCCATAAGACCTCCTTAGCAATCTACAGACCTTAACAATTTAAATATAAAAGTCTCAAGTTGCTCAAATATAACATAAAACGTATTAACTTAATTAAACTGATTAGTAAGTTTATTTTGCCAAAAAGCACTATACTTACATGCAAACACACAACTATCAACCCTTAAGTCAAAATCAACTAGTAAACCTGACCCAACCATACAACCAGTAACGCATCCATCACTATGGGATGGACTTATACACTGCAAAGAGTAAGATGACACTTTGATTTACAATTGGTTAAGGAGCAAGAACACTGTTGAATTTATAGGACCTTGGGAGACATTAAACAACTCCAATTTTAAAGGTCTCGAATTCGAGACCTTTAGAAATGAAGCAGGAAGCAACAGATTCTCTTTAACACCCTAAAGAATACTTATAAAAGATATAGTCCAGTAGGTATTAAGTTATATACTGGGCTAATTTATTTATTACCAACCCCTTATGCGATTTGTCATATCACTAACTTGTTTAACAAATGTAGGTAGACAGATTTCATCAAGCCTATCTGCTGCTTGCTTAAACTTGACTAAAGACTCCTTATCATCTAGTAAAAAACTTTCTAAATAATCTACACTAGTCTTTATTAGTGTATATAATAAATGGAATTCATCATCAGTTTTCATTATTGGGCTATCAAATAGCTCAAGTATGTAGGCTTTTAATTCTATACGTCGTTTTGAGTCCAATTCAAGATTTTCATATTTTATAGGATTATAATCAGTTTCTTTTTCAAGCTGTTCTTGATTGGCATTAAATCTACAAAGGGAACATTCTGTATACTTAAGTCGTAGTAGCTCAGGAATCTTTGATCCAGATTGGGGTACTGGTTTAGAATTATCTTGATGTTGTAGACCATCATCATAGTCACTCCACATCCATTTACAATCTTTAAAATAATGAAAAGCAGCACTACCAGTCCTTTTCTTATTCTCTATAAAGTTCTTATAGTTATTAGTAGTTAAGAAAATCAAGTCTTTATCCATGCAGAGCTTGGTTTAGTTCTGCATGAAAAGCACTTATATATGATTGTTTACTTTATTGTATGGTAATAAGGGCAAAGGAGAGCCTTAAGTAAAAGCTCTCCTTTATTGGGTTACAATAAGCAATTTATCTTTTCCCCATAATTTTACAAAAATCCTCTTTAGTTCCCTTAAAAAGGTCATCCAGCGTTTTTTACTGAATTAAAAAAGTTCTATAAAATCTAAGATGGTGTCTATCAGCAGAGCTTAGTGACTAGCAATCCATTTACTGATAAGAATTTTTAGACAACTAGGCGAGTTCTATAGTATTGATAATCAAGTGCATCCGCAGAACGGAGCTACAAATAATCCATTTTCTGATAAGAATTTAAATAAAAACCAGGTTGCCAAAACAGAGACTTTCTATTAAGCAGCAGCCCTAAGTGGTTGAAAATTAACTTGAGATTGATATCCCATTAGTTTCTTTCTAATAAACTCTACACCAATAGGAGTTACTAAAATCTTTCCATAAGGTTCATAAGTGGTTCCTTTAAGGAAAGCAGTTTGAACAATTATAAAGTAACCCTTATCTATATACGTTTGGTATACATGATTTTGATTGCCTTGTTTAAACATAATATGTGATTGCCTTAGAAATTCAAATATGGTGTTTCTACCTAATTTAAACATTTTAGCGACATCACCCATATCATACCCTCCTTCAGCACTCATGACAACATCATAGTGTTCAGCTTTAGGTTGAAGTTCTACAATTTTGGCCTTTGCTTTTTCTGCCTGTTTTAAAGCTAATTGTTTAGCTTCACATTCATTAGCCCAGGCTCTGGCAGCTTCTACAGGATTAGTGAAATCAGGTAATTGAAAAGTTGTTTTAGATTGTTCCCATCCAACAATCTTCTGAATCATTACTCGTAAGCCAACAGTTGCAAACTTAGCTAGTGATCTGGCAGCTTGTACACTTTTTGTCTTTGATTCTAAAGCATAGTAGGTAAGTATGGTTGTAGCTAACCTATCATCATATTCTTTCTCATCAACCCGCCAGATAACCCCCTGTCCTTCAATGTATTGTATCAGTTTCCCCGCCGGTTGTTGCAAAGTACTATGATGAATTCCAGCTAAACGAGCAAGTGCTCTTCCTGAAATATAACCAACTCCTTTTTCGTCTACTGAAAATTCAGCAGCAAGTAGTTCCAGTTCAGTTGGTATAGTTATGTCAATTTGTTGATTTTCCATATTGTTTTGTTTTTACTGGTTAATTACTTATTCGGATTTTGACTATTTTCTGATGAATTCTTTTTACAAAATTTATCAGTAATTTTTTTAGTTAAGGCAACAAAGTCTTCATAAATCTCTGGGTCATCAAATTTACTATTAGCATAAGAAATAAAAAGTCCTGTATCTGTTTTATGTAATTTAAAATAAAGACTTCCACATTTTTCAACAATAGTATGTAATGTGTTAGGGTCATTTTCTGCTATAAACTGTTGCCCTATGTCTTCTGATTTGTACTTGCTCTTTTTCACCTTAGTTAGTTTTTTTAAGATGCTGCTACTGTTTTTGTAGATGCTTTATGAATTGTAGCTACTACCTTTATTTTAGAAGGGCAATGAGTTTCTATAAACTTTAACCGACTCCCATTAAAAATGTATTTTGGGTTTATCCAATACTCTGTATTCTTTTTTTTAGCAATTAAACCTGCTTCTACTAGTTGGTTAATGGCAGAATATAATGTAGGTCTAGATATACCAAGTTCTTTGAATACTTTGCTACTTTTTAAGTTAATCCAATCTTGATCTTTTGGCAAACTATATAGTATAAAATGCCACAAATCTCTACCAGAAGCTTTTAGGTTACTTTGAAATAACTTTTTACCTATTTCAGTATCATGATATATATAGGTTTTTTCCTGTTTTTCTGTACGGTATACATCAACAATTTTTTGATAGTCTAACGTAACTTCTTCAGTCAGACTATTGACTTTTATCGTTTCTTGATGTATTTCTACTACCCTCTCTTCATAGTTTTCTAAAAATGGATTCATACGTAAAGTGTAAAATTGATTTATACAAAGTTAATATTTTTTACAGTTAAATAGTACATAAATGTAAAAGAGTATTTTTACGGCAATTTTTACAGTTGCTATTAGTTATATAATAATAGTACAATTTATCAATTGAAATATTATATTATTGCTATACTTACAAATTAGAAAGTGTTAAAATGACTTTTTGTAAGTTATTATTTACCAGCTCATTACAGCTTGTTTTCCGGTATATATATAGTAACCTAAAAATAGTAAGTTTTTTTTTATACTAGATAACTATAGACGCATCCATTACTTGATGAATATGTACACTACAGTTTATAAATCAATTAATACTATTGCTAACTTAATGGATGCGTTATAGGCTAACCAAAATAACTTAGTTGCTTACTTGTTTTTGTTAATGTATGCTAACTCAGTTAATTTTAGAGTTTATTATTGATACTATACATGCAAACAATTTGCCTAAACTTACATGATCCAGTTGTAAAGTATTTAGTACAGACATATGGTAAGGAGCAAACTTATCGAATGTGGATCACCAATAACTTTTCTTTTCCTGCCCATATACTAAAACCAATTGAAACACAAGCCCAGGCCAGTGCTTACAGATTAGGAGAAGAAATAAGAAATATATTACCTGATTTTATAGAATACAGAGATATCTTTGAACTAAACAAATTGCATGATTTAGACTTGTTTGGTGCCTTTTATAAAAATGTTGTTTATCTAAATAGATTTGCAGCAGACAGGCAAGCTTACCATGAAGCTTTCCATGCTTTATTCAGAACAGTATTTACTGCTGATACTAAACAAACTGTATTAGATGTTGGGTATAAACTCTTAGCCAAGAATAACGCATCCATTCCTAGCATTATACAACAAGCTAGGGAGGATTTACCTGCTATCTATGGAGAACTAACTGATCAGGAAATTTACGAAAGACTAGCAGAAGAGGAAGTAGCTGATTTGTTTCAGACTTACATGAATCAGCGAGTCTCCAATACAGTAGCTAACACACTTAGTAGTGTAGAAAGACTCATCCATAAAGTAGGGAATAAGACTTTAGCCAAGGTTCTTCAGAAAGTATTTGATGCTATCCTCAGAGCCATAAGCAGGATTTCGAATAACCTCCGACTGTCTATGCTGTTTAGTCAAATTAGAAGAGGAGACTACAAGTATGCTAAACCAGTTGGAGCTTCTGAGCAGTATAAAGAGGTAGCTCCTATCAGTTTGATTATTGGAACCAGAGCTAAAACTAAGGTTACCAATGGCCAGGAAGAGCTAGTAACCACTAGTGATGGACGTGTCTTGGAGGAAAAACAGTTTATGAAGTCTGGGGATTCTCAACGACTGGTCAATGACATTTTTAATCAGCTTAGTTTACTGGAAGACAGTAATGATGACTTACAAAAATACCTGGCTACCAAACCAGCTGGTGAGAGATTTGATATTCTGTTTGATGCTGTCCTAGATGGCTATGTAACTGCTGCTAATAATCAGTTAAAAGAATTATTCAGAGTAGATAAAGACTTAGCTAGACAGATCAGAGAAACAGGGAATACATCTGGTGTTAAAAACCGATCCTTACAATACCTCTTTGAAATCAGGAATGCTTTAACTGATTCTAAGGAAGTTGATGAAGACGCATCCCTAGCTAGAGCAGCCAAAAACAAAGCTGCTTTAAAAGAGGCTGTACTACTTAAGAAAGCTTACTACCAGAACATTGATGAGCTAACTGATGACATTCAGGATACTGATTTGGATGACAAAGGGGATGCTCAGGTTGATTTTGATAAACGACCAGAAAACATTGATCCTTGGTCAACCTTGCCAACCACTATTAGAAAGCTGATTGCCACTACCTATTATGTAGATGAAGATGCTGAATTTGAGGTGCCAGTGGTTATCAATACAGGAACAGATCAGATTACTGTTCCCACAGCTCTTATCCATTCAGTAGATGAAGCCAAGGTGTATGGCACTATCTTAAGGGGGTGTGTGAATCAAAACAGTTGGGTAACCTTACTGAAAAAGCTGGAGAGTATTGCCAAGATTCATGAGATCAGGGAAAATGGTGTTTCCAGAAAATATGGGAATGTAGAAGTCTATACCTTCTGGGATCAATTTAAAAAGAGAGTAGGATTGGATGCGTCTATGCTGGATCAAGGTCAGATTGTTGTGGCCAAAGGTAAGACAGCCCTAATGACTCAGTTCTTGCAAGGGGTTAACAAGTTTCAGAAAGATCCCATGTTTATGGAAATTGATCCTGGAGCCGGTAAAGTCCTAGTGTATGAAGCTAACCGAAGTGGTGTGGATAGGACTCAGGTAAATCAGTGGAGACAGCAATTTGAAAACAAACTGACTAATCAGAGCATTCTGGATACTTTTCAGGAAGATTTCAAAAAGGTATTTGAAATTGTTCATAATGGATTTGCTACTACCACTAAAGCGTTTGCCCCAGATAAGAGTAACCACCTCCACCATTTGTATGAAGATGAATCTCCTTACGTTGGTCAGCAAGGGTTAAATGAATTAGATACAGCCACTAAAACAGTCTATCAGCATTTACACAATGTTGGTCTGAGTGTTTCTTACAACTATATCCGGCACAGCTTGATTAGAGGTAAGTTCAACCAGTATGTAGAGAACAAAGAGAACCGGCAACAGTACAGTGTTGAACAAGCTAAAGGTGTTGCTGTTGACTATGAGACCTGGTTAAAAGATCAACTTGTTACAGCTCAGAAATTTGATTCTTCCCTGCTTAGTGAACTAGAAGGTATCCTTATTCCTTATGATCAACTGCTAGTTGGTGGAGAGCACATTAAAGAAATCTACAACTTGATTCTGCAAAACAAATCCCTGTTTAGTGATGTCAGGGATGAGGATGGACAATTGGTTGAGGGAGAAGGTAATGTAGGAGCAGTCAGTCGACTCATCAAATTAGCCAAAGGAAATGCTCATTTTGATGAAGGTGTATTTGATACAGTCTATGAGAATGCTGATGGAGAAAAGGTATTTAACATTCAATCAGCTACTTACCACTTGCAGTTCTTCAACTCATTGAGTGATACTGAGTTTCTAGCTAAGTTGCAGAATGGGGAAAGACCATTTAACCAGTTACTTGACGATGACTCAACAGAAGCTACCATTCTCAATCAGATTGATAGCAACTTCCTGCAACAGAATCCCTTGTTAAGTCAGGAGATAGGAGGAAATCTAGCCACTAATTTTTTGGAGTTAGCCAGAAGAGGAGTGTTAAAAGTAATGTCCTTGGATGGTTTCAGACAGGTTGAATTCAGAGAAAAGAGCAACAAAGCTAAAGGGGCTCAATTCACTGATCGAAAAGATGGGGTCACCTTTGCTGGTATGTCTGGTAAGGATTACCTGAATACCTTGATGAACCTGTATACAGATGGGGCTACCACCCTGGATGTAAATGGCAAACAGATTGTCAGTACTATGCTCCCTATTGGTATTTTGGAAGCTAAGAGAACCAACGATTTAATACGATTGCCAGTTGTCACTGGCCTAGTGCAGGAAGGAAAGATTACAGATAAAGCTCTTACGTTAATTGGTAAGTTCATTGAATTGGAATACACTAGAATTCAGCAGGTTCAGCAAGCTATTGATAACAAGAGTTCAGCCGAGTACAAGGTGTATTCCAAATTAAAGAATTATCTGAAACGGGGAGTACAACTTTCTGATGCTGTTGCTGAGTTATTACCAGATTCTGTTAAAAAAGAGGTAGAGAGCCAAGCTAAACAAGATGTTACTTTCTCTCTTGAAACCATCATTGAGGATAAGTCCATCAAAGAACACTTGCATAGTCAGTTAGAGTTATTAAACGAAAAATTGATTAATAAACTCAGGGAAGGCAACATCCTTAAAAAAGGAGATGCCAGAAACTTTCTCAGTGGGCTCTTTGAAGGAAAAGCCCTTAAGGATAAAGGCAAAGTTACCCCTCATCAACTAGGTTTTGATACCAACCTGACTGGTAATATCAAGCAGGTCATTTTGAATAACTACATTGTCACTAACTCCCTGGCCATGATGCTGCATGGGGATAGTGCGTTGTTGTATAAAAATGATGGAGCAGATACTACCAAAAGACAAGGTAGTGGTTTAGCTGCTGGTCCTGGAATGGCTAATGATCCCATTCAGGAAGTAGGTAGTGGTGCAACTGATTCTTTGTCTACATTCAAAGTGAGTATCTCTGATGAACCTAATTATACTTCTGATATTGATAGAGAACATGTAGGAGATGTAGCTGATGCTCAGATGTATACCACTGCTGAGGGAATGCGCAAGTTCTTGAAAGCGTTAGGTAGATTCTCTCCTGTGCATGAAAAGGTATTACACAATCTGGAAATTGGTCGACCAGTTAATCCAGAAGATATTTTTGGCAGAGGAGGCTTACTGGACAGAGGCCAGATGCTTAACTCCATGAAGCTGGTATATACGGATGGTAGAGTTTACCTCAAGATGTCAGTCATTGGAATGTACCGAGAGTTTACCTCTATGCTCACTGATGAAGCTCATGAGCAGATACAAACCCTGGAAAAAGGGCAACAACAGTATGAAACCAACTCTAGTACTTGGACTAGTCTAGATAAGGCAATAGAAAGTGTCTATGCCAATGAGCAAAACTGGAAAGCTAAACCAGGATATGAGACCCTCCATGAAAAACGGGTAGCTATGGAGGCTAACAACATCACCTTGCAGGGGCCAGAGTCTGCTTGTAAGATGTTGACTTATAATAAGATGCCATTGAATGCTGAAAAAGACATGGGTAATTATACCATGACTCTTCAAGGTAAGTTCCTGAAACTTCAGATGGAAAACCCTTCCAACAAACTGAAGATCAAGGACCCTACTCAGATGATTCAGATTATTGACAATGAGCAGAATGAGGCACTCGAAGTTGTATTACCTGATGGAACCACTACTACAGTAGGGGCTATTCGGAATCAGTATATTCAAGCTCTAAAGGGTAGAACTATTGCTGGATTGATGAATGCCAGAAATGAGTTATTCTCTATTGAGGATTTGCAGGATGAACTACAGACTTCTTTCCAGATGGGTAAAATCACTCCCAAACTGGATGACTTTTATAAAAGAGCTGTAGAAACCTTAAAATCATCTGGGGCCAGTAAGCAGACTATTGATTTCTTTACCATTGATGAAGAGAATCCTTACCGATTCAATCAAAACTTTCCAACCATTAATAGTAAGTTCACTCAGTTGTATCTGGCTAGTTTATCTGGGGCTTTCTCCCATAAAGTAGCTGGTCACCAAATTGCCTTGGTATCTTCTCATGGGGTGAGTGTACTAAGAAGGGTACGGAAGGTCAATGGACGTATACAGGTGGAGGTTATCAAACAATCTGATCCTGCTTATAGAAAGTATGCTGCTGATGTTTCAATACAGGATGTACGTAAGCTATCTATGAATGAAGCTTACAAAGTATATCAGGATACCTTACAAGAGGGTGATGATTTAGTGTATTTGGATATCCTCAGGCATAATGTTCCAGAATATGATAGTCAGGGTAGATACCTGGGTGTGTATTCTGAAGCTATGTTGCCAGCTCAGGAAGCAGATACAGTAGGTGGTCTGACAGAAGAACAAGCCAAGATGTTTGGAGTTAGGATTCCTTCTCAGGATAAACACTCTGGTATTAATCTGCGCATAGTCGATTCCCTACCTGTAACCTGGGGATCATCAGGTGTCTTCAGTCAGGAAATTGTCAGGTTGTCAGGTGCTGACTATGACATTGATAAATTGTACATCCATAGAAAGGATGGTTACTACAAGGGAGGTAAGTTTGTTAAGTGGGGAAGTGCTACCACTATTGAAGACAAGTGGAAAGAGTTTGTTACTTATACATTTAAGTACAACAGGCAGCTTTCCAGAACCGCAGAAGAAGTACTAGGGAGGGCCAAGTTTTTATTAGATGAGGATACAGGGGCTCCTGAGATCGATGCTATTAATAAAGCAGCTAATCAATCAGCCATTGAGAAAGTCTTTACCAAACTAGGACTTCCACCAACTATGGATGCGTATCAGCAGAAACTAACTAGTCTTGGTATTTCCAGTCTGGTTATTCCTGCTTTGAATAATGAAGAGTTGGATGCTAAGATGGCCTTATGGGGAAATAAAGAAACCTTAGGGATTACCAAAGCCTTACAGCTAGCACAACGTATTCTGTCACCAGAAGGCTATCAAGCTTTTGAAAGGTTACTTGATACCTATCCTATGTTAAGTACTGAACTACTACCTGTTGTGGAAAATGGTGTATTTATGGAATCCCCTTACTTGACAGCAGGGCTCAACTATGAGCTGGAATCAAAACCAGCTGTACTAACTCAGCTTAGAAAAGAAGTAGCTGACTTGGGTATTATCCATCAACCAGCTGAAGATACTAAGTTAAAGTTTGTAGATAAATTCACTGATCCAGTTGGTAGTAAACCATTTGAGGTAAATAGTAAATCCATCTTTGGTGGAGAACGGCAAGCTGCTTCTCATCACCTGTTGAAACAAGTTAGTGATAAGGAAAGTAATACAGTAGGTAAAGATGGTATTGGACTAGCTGTAGTACTTAATCAGATTAGTACCCTGCTGGCCAAGACTGGTACAAATTTGGTTAAAACTCCTAAGTATCCAGGTAAGTTTAGCATTATAATTAGAAATGTAAAACATGACTTTAAGAAGTTCAGTTACAGAACAGGTCTGAGAAATGAACGGGTATTTGACCTTATTTCTGCTTTTATTTCAGCAGCTACTGATGAGGCCAAAAACAAAGTATTAGCCAAATATAAACTCTCTCCAGAGGCTATGCCTGTAGCTATTGCTATGGTAGCTTTAGGGGTGGAAATTGAAGTGGCTATTGCTTTTGTAAACCAACCAGTCATTCAGGAATTTTCCAGACTAAAACAACAACAGGCAGCCAATCGATTTTTATCTGGTAGAGAGGATGAGTTTAAGTCTGAGGAGGAATTATATGTAGAAGCTTTAAGTAAATTTAACAACGATAAAAAAGTTAATGTAAAATTTAGCTTTGAGAATCTGGCAGTAACCTTAAGAGAACAATATAGAATAGCTAATCAATTGCCAAGTGAAGAAATTCTGTCTCAGGATGAAATTAATGCATTACAACACCTAGTTCTAGACAAGTTTCAATATCTCTCTAAGATTAGTGCTGATATGTATAAAGCTGCCAGATTCATTCGAGCTACTAAAGGCTTGGGTACAGACCTAAACTACTTTGAGCAATTTGAAGAAGCTTGGTATGATTTTAACATTAAAGGGGAAGGTGAGCTATCAACTACTTTTGCTATGGGAGAAGCTCTCTCTAGTCAATCAGGAGAAGCAGCATGGACAAATAGTTTAGGGGTAAAACAGATTCATGAATTAAACAGAAAAGTATTTTTAAATAGAACAGCGTTGTTTGGTGGTCTAAGACATGCAGTAGCCAGACACCTCAAAACAAAACTCAATAAGGATCAGGAGAATAATCTTACCAAGCATCTGGTCACCTACATGATTTTCCAACGCTGGAAAGATAAGTATGGACCTAGCTTTGCTCAGGACTTTGACATTCATGTAGAAGATTTACATAAACTAATCTTTGATCCCAATGAAGCCATTGATCAGGTAGTAAGCCGGATTAAGAGAAACCCTAAGTACAAAGAGAACCAGTTTGTTCAACGGCTTATTGTGGATAAACCTAATCATGCTGGAAATAGAGGAGCTTATACTGTAAGCCTACAGGTGCCTAGTCGGTTAGATGTCAATGCCCAGGAAGGGTTGTTGCAAGCTGTAGAAGAACTCTTTAGAGAGCCTGATACAGTCAAGGATATGATCCATTTGTTACTACACTGGGCTGTTAAGGATGGATTGAACTATAAATCTAAATCACTATCTAATTACTTTGCTGTTGATTTGGTCACTACTTTCTCCAAAGCTTTGGATGAGGTAATGCTAATTGCCAATGAACTGGAGGATGACCCAGCTTTATTCCGTGATGAGAAAGACTTGAAAGACAAGTTGGGAGTTACCTTTCTAAGTCAATATATTAATAAAGCCATTAACTTACTAGCTACTGACATAAACAATGTCAAGATAGTGCAGCTGGTAGGGAAACTGGGCAATAAAAAGGATTACCACTGGGATGCGGTATTGCAACGAAGAGTTCCTACTGGTAGTAAGCTTTTTACAGAAGACCTTACTATTGAGGAGTATATTGATGATGAGGATCTCTCCACACTGATGTATGTTTCCTTTGGGAAAAGTAAATGGCAGGATGCTGAAGAAAAACTAGTTACTACTAATTTTTCAACTAAAGAATTAGATTTATTACGTAAACATCCTGCAACAGCAGATATCTTAAACCCCATCTCTATAATGCAGGAGATTGAAGCATTACCTCTTGCAGTTACAGACAAGGAAGGTGCTCAAGAAACTGCTGAAAAAATTAAGAATCAGTTAATAGACCTTGGTTTTACTTTAGATCGATTAGAAGCTACTATTAATAACGAAGAAAAAAAAATTAATGTGATTGTTTTAAAACGGTATGTAAAGACTACAGATAAAGAAGGTCAAACTTTATATCGATTACATTCATATAGAGATATTAATAATAATGTAATTATTGTGGATAATGAAGAAGTGTATTCACCTATTATGTATGGCCGGGAAGCTGTATATGTTAAGGACACCTTTAGAGGAACTCAGGGAACTACACAAATGACAGCAGAACCTGATCAATATCCAGAAGCTACTATTACCAAATCTCAGAGTTCCTTAGTCAAACAATGGACCTCACTAGTTAGACAGGAAGAAGCCTTTGCTGACAATGGTGTTGAGCTATCAGAAGCAGCTAAACAACAGAAAAAAGAGCTGGCTGAGACCATTGCCAAAGCTGGCCATAAAGTTGATCCTGAAACCTTCAAGGCTTTAAAGGAAGGAAGAATGAAATCCATCATTGCTTCAGGAGCTGGTAAGTTTCAAGCCTTTAAAGCGCATGGGAATTTTGCCTTAGTGGATAAATATGGCAATAAAATGCAAGCTAGTATTACCAGTATGGAGTCCATTTTCCCAGATGTTATTGCTATCTTTACCAGTAAGCTGGCAGCAACAGGTTCTCAGGAAGTAGCTGCATCAGAGGCTAATAAAGTCATTCGGGATAAGTATGAATTAACCCAGGCAAAAGCCACTGAATTTGTGACTGGGGCCAGGGAGATTGCTACCAAACCAGCTAACAGTGCAGAACGGAATGAAGCCTGGAATAAGTACAGGTACTTGCAGTATACCCACCAGAAGATTAGTCTAGCTTTAAGTACTACAACCCCTGCTGTAGAAACTCCAGTTACTCAACCAGCACCAGAACCCACTAAACAGCAACCTTCTCCTTTCATGGGATTAGCTCACAGTGAAGAACAGGAGCCTGAAGTGAAAGCAGTGAAACAGCCTATAGAAAGTCCTTATAGTAAGTACTTTGAAGATGATATGATTAATTTAACACCCAGAAACTTGTATGAGATTACTAAAGATTTAAAAAAGTATTTCAAAGCTGTTTCTAGACTGAATCCTACAACTTCTGAATTACGCCCTACAGACCCCTTACAAGTAGAGTTAAATAGTTACATGAGTGAAATGAAAAAACTTATTTTACAGGAAGACTATTTAAATGCAGGTATAAATGCTATTAAATATCAAATAGCTCAAGCTGCTATTGATTATGCAATAGATTCAGAAAATGATATAAATATACCTTGGGAAAAGTTTGTAATGCTTCCAGAGACTATTGCTGAAGTAAATAAATCTAGATTATCTGAGTATTTTAATTTTAATACTAATCCAAGTTCAAATACACCACTAGATGATTGTTAAGTATGATTTGCCAAGTACACCGGCCTGGGTTAACTGAAGAAGTAGCCCAGGTTGTAGCTCCTAATGGAGAACCTTCTTTATTATACCAACAGATACTACACACGTTACCTGATACGTATAGACCTGATCGTTATAGTCAATCCTTACAAGAATCAGGCAAACTTAAGAGCTTTGATGAGTTAACCAGTGAGCAAAAAGAATATGCTGTTGGTCAGTGGAACAAGGTGTATACCCCTAAGTTTCGAGAGCAATTTGGTGATTGGTTACAGGCTTGGCATGATTGGAAAGATGGTTTCTTTTCTTCCCTGCAAGAGGCTTTTGGCCATTATCAAGTAACACTGGAAGTTGACCCCAATGGAGAACCTAAGAAGCGTTATCTGGACAACTATAACACATCCAATAGAGAGGCTACAGCTACACCTTACCTGGTGAAACAGATGACCACATTCAATGAAGGACAAACAACAATTTGTGATTAAGAATGGCTTGTAAATTAAATTATATAGATACTAATACAGAACTGACTCCTGAGCAAAAAGCAACTACTACAGCATGGCACACCAAACTTATGCAGGAGTTACTAGCTACCAGAGCATTTATTGATTATAATGGAATGCTTCATATTCCTTCAGGAAAAGATGATGTAGCGAGACAAGCTTTAGTGGATTTGTTAGAAAAGTACCAGCCTTTTGTGGATGGGCAGGATTTACTGGCTGGTGTGTATACGAACACTACTACTGGCAGAAAGATTGTAGTGCTTAATACACTAGGGCTTGCTGATGTTGATCCTGATAACCCTTCTACTCCTACGAGGGTTTTTACCAAACAGGAACTTGAAGATGCTTTAACTGCTTATCAGGTAGATGAAAATCTGTTTCAGACATTACAGACGTTTGGTGAACAATTTCAATTCCAGAATATCAATCAAACACAACTGGATAATTTGCAAGAAACAGTTACTGAGTTACGGAAAAGGTTCAAGATCTTTTACCGAGACATGAGAGGTAAACAGGAAACCTCAGCTAAGTTTAATGCTGACCTGAATGCTCTTAAAGAGGCTATGGAAGATTCAGATATTCTGGTATCAACTATAGGCTTTATTAATAATGCTGGCAATTATATGAACCTGCTTCAACGGAGGTTCTTTGCTCCTGGAGGTATTAAAGAAAAACTCAAGGAGTTAGATACCTTGTCTGCTAAGGAGAAACAAGACCTTATTGAACAGTACAATGAAGCCAGACTATTCATGTCTTTCTATAATGATATTAAGGATTTGCATGATGCAGTGCTGGCTGATTATCAACCTAATTATGCTGTAGGCAGCCCAGAAGATGAGTGGGGCTTCTACAAACAGACTACGGATATTCTAGCTCAACAGCTTGGCCAGGATTCTGATTTGTATAAAGCAGCAGAAGACCAACTAGCTAATTTGATGCAGGTTACAGAGGACAGGAATGAACTCAGAACAACCTTTAACCTGACCTTAAAAGCTATGCTGGGAGAAGAAGAGGCTGCTGAAATCATTAGTGCTATTAATGATAAGACTAGGCTAAATCAAACCTATGATACCTTTCAAAATGCTGTAGTTAATCGAGCAAAGATTCTGTCTGATTTTCAAACAGAGATAACAGCTTTGATGACAGACTTTCTGTTTCCCTATGCTCAGAGAGCCAATGAAGAAGCTGTTAAAGCTGGCCAGACTCAATATGTGTTGACTAAGGAAAAACTGAATGCTTTGCTTAGAATGGCTGATAAAGATATATCAGTGACTGAAAAGCTATTTGGAGCTACCATTTCCTCTAAAGATCCAGTGAGTGCACTGGTTGCTTTGGCTTTATATGGACAATTGGATAAAGCTCATAAACAATCGGTTGATGAAGAATTTGATTTGTTAAACACATTACGGGATACACTAGGGGCTTCAGGAGCTAGTAACCTACTAGGTAATGAGCAATTTTATGGACAGTTATTTGAAGACATTACAGAAGAATTTGAATTTGAGCAGTTCAACAAATACACTGGCACATTTGAGCAAGTAAAAACCAGACGTTTTAAAACCTTAATTAACACAGCTGAATTTGATCAGAACTATAAGTTAAAGTGGAAAGAGCTAAATGATCCTGAGTATTATCAACCTTTACTGGAAGATTTCAAAAGGCTGCGTGATGTACAGCAAGTGATGGGTTTTCATCAGCAGAATGGACTTACTCCTAAGGAAATAGAAGAGAAAATCATCAAGATGTTCAAAGCTTCTCAAATGGCTGAATGGCTTAAAGCTAATGCCCAAATTGATTATGCAGTTGTGCAGCAGATGGTAGAAATCAAGAGACAGCAAGTAGTAGATGGCATTTTATCTCAAAAGGAATTTGCTTCCTGGATGGGCAAGCATTTCCGAATGACTGAGGCAAACAAAGTCAGATACTATACCCCTGATGGAAGTCCTGTGACAGAGCGTATGTTAGCAGAGAAAAGGGATAGTATTACCTATATTCAAGCAGGTACTGGTCTGTATACCTTTGAAGGTTTTGATGGAAAACAATATATCTTGGATACTAAAGGAAGTAGTTCTTTTATCCAACCAAAAGCGGATGTGTATACCAATGAGAACTTCAAAAGCTATCTGGACAATAACGCATCCATTAGACAGCTCTATCAAGCTATTTATGATCAGTATAAGAAAGCCAATAAACAATTACCTCCAGATGATCAGCTCAAATGGGATATTATCCCTCAGGTATACCAACAAGAATCTGTTTGGGAGAAAGCCAAGGCTGATGAATCCTATGATGGTTCAGCTGGCTCCTATCTCAAAAACTTGTGGAAACACATAGGTAAACGGCTTTCCATCAGAGCAGATAAAGACTCCTATGAAAACAAAGAGGGAGATACCATTACTTTAGACCCAGTAGACATCAATGGCTACAAGAAACGGTCAGTCCCAGTTAAGTTTGTTCAAATCATCAATCCAAATAAACTAAATAAGAACCTTGTCGAAAGCTTGATGCAATTTAATGCCATGAGTAATACCAAATCTGCCTTAGATGAAGTAGAAGCACACATGGATTTAATGCTGACCTTGTTAAAAGGAGATGCTGATTTGAACATTGCTGAAAGAGCAATCAATAAAGTCAACAGTGAAGGTAAATCAGTGAAAGACTGGCTAGGCAGAGAACTTAAACAGGAAGTAGGCAAGAGGGCCAATGAGAGACTTATCGAGTTCATCCAGGATGTTATGTATGGGGAATCAGAATTCCAGCAGGTCTGGAAAGGTATTTCCCTGAATAAATTGGGTAACCGATTAGGACTGGCTACAGCTATTCAAAGTTTGGCCCTGAACTTCAATTCTGGTATTAATAATGTACTCATTGGCCAGATCAATACCATGGGAGAAGCTGTTGGAGGTAAACACTACAGTACTAAAGACTGGCACTGGGCTCTAAAAGAATATAATAAGTCAGTTAAGAATCTGGTAGAAGATGTAGCCAATGATGATAGTGAAAAGGCCAGAAGCATGCTAACCCAGATGATGGTTAAATTTGATGCTATTCAGGGAGAATATTTATCTCCAGATGGTCGACGTTCTTTTGGAAGTATCACAGACAGACTAGGTAGAGATGCCTTTTTCTTTCTGCAACATATAGGAGAACACTGGCTACAATCAGTAGGGATGCTCTCCTTAATGAAAGGAACCAAGATTACTATTGATGGTCAGGAACACTCTTTATTTGATGCGTATACTACTGACCGTTCGGGTAAACTTGTTATCAAACCAGAATGGGAAAACAAAGCAGACTGGACTAAGCTGGAACAGGATTTTCAGCTAACCTTGAGAGCTATTAACAAACGGTTACATGGTAACTATAACAGTTTTGATAAGGGCTCTGTCCAACGGTATTGGTATGGTAAGCTCATGTTAATGTTTAGAAAACACTTGTATACTGGGATTAAAACCAGATGGAGTGATCAACGAGTTGACTATGAAGAAGCCACAGTTACAGAAGGCTACTATAACACGTTCCTCAGGAAAGTAGTAGAAGGTTTTAAAGATCAGACCTTAAACCCTTTACAAAAACTAACAGGTAGTGTAGCTACTTTTGCCAGTTTCACTACTGGAGGTTTACTTAATCCAACTGCTTATAATAGTCTAACTGAAGATGAATTGTATAACATCAAGAAGGCTGTCTTTGAGATGAGGATTGTCTTGGCAGCTGCTTTGCTGGCTACTTTAATTCATGCCTTGGGAGATGACGATGATGAAGAGAAAAATGGCTGGGTACTTAATCAGTTAGAACTAATGGCTGTTAGAATCCAGGCTGATTTAAACACGTATAACCCACTGTTTGGGATGTATGACTTATTCAGAATGATTAAAACTCCTTCAGTTACACTAAATGTAGTCATGAAGTATATCAGTTGGTTGCAAGAGTTAATGACCCCCTGGGACTGGTTTGATGAATATGACCGGAAAACTGCTTTTGCAGAAAAAGGAGATAATAAATTATGGGTTAAAACCCTCAAGTTGTTACCATTTATCAAACAAATTATTGCACTGCTTACGCCTGAAGAACAACTCAAATATTTTGAAATGGCTCAGAAAACATACTAATGGCTATAGAAATTCAATGATATTTATAGGCTGTTTAAGTAAGTGCTTTTAAAATACCTAATTTTAAATCATCAAAAAAATAAAAGTAAAATGATTACTCCAAAAGCCCTTAACTACTTTCCAAATGCAACCATGACATTTGTTTCACCAAAAGATTGGCGATGTCTTACTTGCAAAGTTAAGTCTCTGGAGGCACAGCTAAAGACTTTGTCCACCGCTGGAATTCCAGATGAGGTAGTTACAGAAGATGAATTAACCGAAATTTTGGATGGGTATTTAGTAGATTCTTTTGGCAATCCAGTATAAACTTATCTAACAAATAGAACCAATGCCTCCTGGAAATAACTCTCAAATAGCTATACCAGTAGTTGCTTCACATGACCTAGGAACAACCTTTAAAAAAAACCACGTTCAAGGTTTAAAGATTGATGTCAATGTCGACAAAAACACACTAGTAATAGAACAAGATGGTACTATAAAAATCAATACACAAGTAGGTGAAGCTGAGTCATCAGCATTAAAAGATTTAATTAAAGCACAACAATCTATTACTAACTTAACACTAGATGAAGAAAACAATCAATTAGTCTTCATAAACGAAACAGGTCAACAAACTATTATTAGACTTCCCAACGGTGGAAGTAATTTACCAGATTTCACAGACACTTATACAATTTCAAAAGGTAACTTAATTTAACAAAAAACAAATCAATAATAATTAGTTATAAAAAATGGATTATACTCAAAAACTAGAAGCTTTATTTGAACAAATTGGTCTTGACATTAAGTTTGTCAATGATAAAATTGGTGGCCTTAGTTCACTAACTACTACCAGTAAAGCCAGTATCGTTGCAGCTCTTAATGAACTTAAGACTACTATTGCTTCAGTAGAAGCAGCTGCTCTTCAAATTGATGACAGTACTACATCCGATAGTACTACTTACAGCTCAGATAAGATTGTTGATCTCATCAATGCAGCTATTGCTGGTGTAGTAGATGGTGCTCCTACTGCACTAGATACACTTAAAGAATTAGCTGATGTTTTAGCAGACTCAGAATCTGAAGTTGCTGCGCTTGTTACAGCCTTGGATCACAGAGTACGGTTTGATGCAGCCCAATCACTGTCTACTGGTGAGAAATCACAAGCCAGAGCTAACATTGGTGCTGTAGCCCAATCAGATATTGACTCAGCTGTTTCTGCTGTTCAGTCTGATGTAGATGCTCTGGAGGCTCAAGTAAGTGATCTGGAAGCTTCATTGTCTAGTGCTAGTGGTGATGTATCTGCTCTAGATGGTCGGTTGACTGATGTAGAAGCAGATGTAGCTAGTCTTCAGTCAGATGTAGCTAATAAAGCTGAAAGCTCAACAGTAACTACATTAGCTGGCCGGGTAACTACTACTGAGAGTGACATTGCTGCTCTTCAAAGTGCTGTATCAACTGCTGAATCAGATATTGATGCCCTAGAATCTACTGTTGCAGGTTTAGCTAGTTCTGGCTCTGTAAGTGATTTGGAAGACCGGGTTAGCCAAGTTGAATCAGATACAAGCTATTTGCTTAGTACAGTAGTACGGGTTAATGAAGCTCAAAGCTTTAGCAATGGTGAAAAGAGCCAAGCTAGAACCAATATTGGTGCTGCTGCTGCCAGTGATTTGACTACACTAGAAGGTCGGGTTACCACAGCAGAAGGTGAGATTGACACACTTCAATCAGATGCCTCTACTGCTGCTAGTGCTATCTCTGCTCTGGAAGGTGATGTAGACACCTTGCAAACAGATGTAGCTGCCTTGGTTACTGCTCTTGGTGATTTAGATGAAGATTTCCTGAGTGCTTATGAAACTGCACGGGGTACTTTAGCCTAATATTTTTCAAATCATATACTGTTCTAATATAGGGAGAAGGGGATATTTCCCTTCTCCTTTTCTATTAAAATTTTATGGCACTAACACCCAATTTAATCCAGACATTCCAACAAATTGGCAATGACATGCAGTATCTAAATACTAAAGTAGAAATTACCAAAGAAAAAATCAGTGCATATGATGGTGAACTTACTTCGCTAATTACAGCTGATGGTAATATATATGATTATGAGGAAGAAAATACAGATACACCTGACAATAATCTAGTAGTAGAAGCCATAGGAAAAGGCGAAGGTAACTGGATAAAAAGAGAACTAGTTACAGAAGCAGATTTAGAAGAATATATCAGTAATTATTATGACCCAGGAGATCTAGCTGGGTTCTTTCAATCAGAACTTAATTAAGTATGGCTTCATTAACTCAACGATTAGCTGATTTTGTCACAGTAGTTGCAACAAAATTAAATGCATTAAATACTGCTAAAGAAGACAAATCCAATAAATCAACCACATTAACACCTAACAATAATTCAACGTATCCAACTACTGCTGCGGTAAAAGCAATCACAGATGGATTGAGTACCAGTATTACCCAAGTTTCTGGGAATGTTTCAACCCTAACTACTACTATAAATTCAATAGATAGCCGGATAGACACCATAGAAACTTCAGGTGTAGATGTAGATCCTGGTGATTTAGCAAATAGCTTAGAAAATCAAGTAAATTTTTAAATATATAAAGTAGTATATTAGAATATGGCAAGTTTAAGTTCAAGGTTAACTGATCTAGTAGCAGCCATTGCCACTAAGTTTAATTTATTAGATTCAGTAAAAGAAAATGCAGCAAATAAAGTAACAGATTTAACAGTTTATGATGATACTACTTATCCTACTACAGCCGCTGTTAAATCTGTTACTGATCCATTAGATTCAGCACTAAATGGACTAGCTTTACAACTGTCCGATAAAGTTGATAAAGTATCAGGGAGAGGACTGTCTCAAGAAAACTACACAACTACTGAGAAGAACAAGTTAGCAGCTATTTCAGGTACAAATACAGGTGATGAAACTACAGCTACCATTAAAAGCAAACTCAGTATCAGTACATTAAGCGGCTCTAACACTGGGGATCAATATGTATTTGATGGTGGCACACCTTAATTTAATTTTATGAGTTCAGGAATTTATAGAATTTATAATAAAGTAAATAAGAAATTTTATATAGGCAGTGCTTATAATTTTGATAGACGAAAAAGAGAACATTTAAATCTATTATTAAATAATAAGCACTATAACAGTAAATTACAAAGGGCCTGGAATAAATATAAAAGTGAAAACTTTATTATAGAATTAATCGCGAATTGTCCTAGAGAGTATTGTAGAAAATTAGAACAGTGGTTTATCGACAATCTAAAGCCTTGTTACAATATTGCTATTTTGGCTAATTCTCCTGGGGGTTTAAAACATAGTAAAGCTACTAAATTGAAAATTAGTAAAGCTAGAAAAGGGGAAGGTAATGGAATGTATGGTAAAAATCATACGGAAACAGCTATTGAAAAAATAAGAAATAATAGTTTACAAAGAAAAAACAATATTGAAACTATCTCAGCATTAAAACTTGGTCATGGATGGAATAAAGGAATAGCTTTTTCAGAGGAAGCCAAAATTAAAATGTCTTTAGCTAAAGATAGTGTAAAAAAGAAAGTAAAACGAATAGCTCCTAATGGGGCTGAATATATTTACAATTGTATAGCTGATACAAAAAAGGAAGGATTTAATTCTTCACATGTATCCAATTGTTGTAAAGGAAAACAAGGATTACACAAAAATTATAAATGGGAGTTTGTATATGCCAGTAGATAAAACAATACAATTAAGAAGAGGTACAGCAAATCAATGGACTACTGCTAACCCTATACTAGCCGCAGGTGAGGCTGGGTATGAAACAGATACAAAAAAATTGAAATATGGTGATGGCACATCCAATTGGACTAGTCTACCCTATTTTAATCCACAGACTATTTCCTTAACAGGTGATGTAACAGGTTCTGGTACAGGTTCATTTACAGCAACATTAGCTAACTCTGGAGCAACAGCCGGTTCCTATTCTGGTGCTGATATAACTATAGATGCAAAAGGTAGGGTAACAGGTGCTACCAATGGTAGAAGAGTAGTAAATGCTGGTAACACTACTGGTAGCTACACCATTGATCTTAGTTTAGCCAATGATACTTATTTGTTTCTAACCCTTACAGGTAATGTCACCTTAACTATTTCCAATGCTGCAATTGGTAAAACACTGTATATCCGAGCACAGCAAGGAGGATCAGGTAGCTATACAATTACCTTCCCAGGTGCTGTAACCTTTGGTAGTACACCAAGCTGGAACACCACTGTAGGCAAGATCAACACCTTCGCTATGGTTGCTTACTCCAGCACAGTGATTGAAGCTAACTCAACCAAGTATCCATAATTATGATTGCTGTAACAAAAGAAATGATGTCTCCTACAGAGCTATTATTGGGACCAATTAGTGCACTTCCTTCCAATGCTCCTGTAGGAGCATGGATTACCGTGTATTTCTATAATCATACCGATACTAAACAGGTACAACTGGAATGGTCTCAAAACCAGGTTAGTTGGTCTACTGCTACAATTCCCAATCAGTTTTCCTATTACATCCAAGGTTTAGTGGAGAATCAAACCTACTATATCCGAGCAAAATATGTGGGTACATCCACCTATACAAGTACAATATCTTCAATAGCAACCTAACTCAACTAAGTACCCATAATTTTTTACTATTAAATTATATAACACAATGAATATTGAACTAAATATAACATCGACAAGAATTATTAATGAAGAAGAAGGTTATGTTTTAACAGAACAAGATGCATTAGACTTACAAACTGAATATCAACGAATTTGTGCTTTTTGGTCAAAACTAACCCAAGATGAAATAGATGCCTTAGTAGCAGACAACACAGTAACTACACAAATTGAAACAAATAATAATCAAGCTGCTAGAGGTGCTTATTACACAGGTAGATCTGAATTCAGACAAGTATATGTACACACACTAACGGATCAAGTTTTAATTCTACCAGATGGGTCTACTGCTATAGGCCATGATTGGATTACCATTGAACCTAGTGCTAGTGAAGTATATAATATGCTAGCTTATGGGTTAAATCAATCAGTAGCTGCGCAAACAGCTATTGTTACTGTTAATGGGGGAACATTTCCAGAAGTTTTAGCACCTAAAGTTTAATACTTTCTAAATCATGGTAACTGTACCCTTTAATGCAACTAGATGCCAACGGCATTTACCTGTAGATATTTGGGGAGGGTTAGAAAAAAGGGATCAGTTTATTCTCCTGGATGATTTAGAAGTAGAATTACCAGATCAAAGATGGATTATTATTCCTAAAGGATTTGTATCGGATGGGGCTAGTATTCCTCCTTTACTTTGGAGCATCCTCCCATTTTTTGACAATCGAATTGAAATTGTTTGGGTGCTACATGATTATTTGTATATCCACTGGGAAAAAACACAAATTATAACAACTAACCCAAGACTTTATGCAGATAAAGTAATGTATACAATGAGCAAACAATATGATCCTGCTAAATTATTCAGGCATAAACTTTATTACATGGGAGTACGATTAGGAGGGAAAGCCAACTGGGAAAAATTTCGAAAAATAGCACAACTATAACATCAATATGATTCACATACAGAAAGAAATGATGCAAATAGCCTTTGTTCCTACAGCAAATATTGATTCAATGAATGTATATGGTTGGGCTCCAGGTTCTGGATCACGATCTGTTAGTTTTTCTAATACGTCAACAGGAAATGCAAATCAGTATGAGCATGTTATTAATGGAACTAGTTATGGAGTTAAATCAGGTTCTGGTGGGGTAACAACTATAACACTTAATGTGCCTAGTAGTTTTACTTTTGTAGCAAGAGTATTTTATAATGGTACACTATTACAAAGTAAAACATATAGTGGTAATTTAACTCCCTATTAGACAGACCGTTACTCTAATAACCAAAACTAATTAGTTAGAAGACCTTTATAGTTTCTTATTGTAGCTTTGATTAGTAATCACCTACCTCACTCCCCAACCAAACAATCGAGTTTGAGTCTGTAGGTGGTTACCTCTTTTATTCTGGTTTACTTAACATTATGGAAAAAACAATTGACTATTCAGAATTTAGACAGTCCTTAGAGTGGAACCCACAAGATGACTTTTTGATAAAAGGATACGAACTTCAAACCTTAGTTGATATAGCTAATTTATTCAGACCCTTTATACAATCTGTAGATAGTGTAGTCCAAAAAAGTGTAGTAGATGGTAAAATTACAGCTATCTTTTATGATAAAGATGGCAATAAGATTGACCCTGAACAAACACAAGCGTTGCTTAACCTAGTTAAAGAGCAGCTAGGACAACGAACCTAAATAAAAAAAAGTGTAGGGGAAGGTTTGTAATTAGGCCTTCCCTTTTTTATACTTACCAAGTAGTTCAATAAGATCAATATCCAATACCTCAATAACTGTAGTACTTTGTTTGTTTAGGAACTCAGTAGACAGTTCTGTTTTTAGTTGATAAGCTTTTGTTCTACAAGTAAAGAAACTTCGGTTAAACGTTGTACTTACTCTTTCTACAGCTTTGGCATCAATTTTAAATACTTGAGTTGAATCTTGATAAATGCATTGCTTTAGGGCATGCAACTCCTCCTGAGAGAATGGATTGTGTTTAGGTCCAATCTTACGTGTCATACTGTTGAGCTTCTAGGCAGTTGTAGACTACAAAGCTAATCAATAAGCATGAACATGGTATATTAAAAACACAACCATACTCATACTTATTGATTATCAACAGATTACACAGCAATCAAACTACTAGCATCTACTGAGATTATCAAGTTCCCTTCTTTAATTTCCAATTTCTCTATGGGTAAGTGAAACTGCAAGGGCTTGACAGATGGCTGTATCTGGGGTACTATTGGTAACTGTTGACCTTCAAGTTTGACTCTAAGCTTATCTGCTTTAATTCTACACCCATTAAAACTCCTGTTTAGTTTAAGGGCAACATTTTTAACTAGATCCTGCTTAACAGATAACTGACCAATAGAATTTCTTACAATACATTTTTGAAGTTCATTCACTTCTGCTTTAGACCAATAGTTCCGATTCAGTGTTTTAGTACTCATGGTTGATTTTTTAAAGAAAATAATCTCTTTCATAGTAAATAAAAAACCCAGGTTATTAGCCTGGGTATATACATAAACTTAAGTAGTTGCTTTAATAAGCGTTACATTGTTGTTAGTTGCTGGGCTGGTTTCAAAAATAGAATACCATTATCCCAATCAATTCCAGGAATAACCGCATCCACTTCTACATGAGGTTTAGCTCTGGCAAAGAAAGGTTTATCTGCTTTTTCAACTGGGATAGCTACTTTGAACTTTCGATCAGTAGGAAGTTTTTGTAGGGCTTCAATAAGCTCTAGATGATCCATATTAGATTTAGTTTAGTAATGTTTATCACCAGGTAAAGCACCAATTCTAGGATTGCTTCCATACTTGGTAGTTTCTCTTAAAACCCTAAGCAATTTGACTTCTACAGTTCTGTACTGTGCTGCTTTTTCATAATCTCGTTCTTTCACAAAATCTCTTTTATAAGCTGTAGCTTTTAGCAACTCAATAAGTACATCTTGATCAGAATACTCAGGGTCAGCGTTAACTATTTTTACTTCCATTAGAATTCATGAAAGGATCTTTCACCTTGCCGATAATAAGTACCACCAATAAATGTGTAGTCTAGCTTACTATTTTCAAACCAAAAATGGATATAATGTCTCCGACTATTTGGTTTAAACCATTTGCAATTTGACCTTGCTTGCCACACCTTGATTACTAGATAATCATCATCGGGAGTTCTTATCCTTTCAAAACTAATTCCATTACTATCCAGGTAGGCAATCAGCTTCTCTAAATCGGTCATATCATATTGTACTGGCAGCAGTTTCCAAGTCCACTACTTCCTTGTCTAACTGCTTAGATTCCCATTCCAGGAACTTAAAGCTCTTCATCTTGTAGATGTTACAAATACCTGCTATATCCTGTCTGATACAGATTCCTTCATCAGGAAGGCCATCTGCCAGTTCATATTCTAGGTATTTGTCACATAGAGCTACACCAAAGTTAGCAGCCCAATCAGCATTGATTTTTAGTTCAGGAAATAAATCCTTAACCAGCCCTGAATACAGCTCAGGTACAGTAAGTAGCCTATTAGCTTCACAGAAAGCTTTTACCTGTTCCCAGCTGTATTCCACTACTAATCCATCTGGACTAGTCATAGTAATTCGGTAAACAACAAAAACACACTCAAAAGGTTTCATGCCATACGTGTAAGGTTCAGCAATGTGATTACCTGCTGGAGTGTAACCTAAAACCTCCCCATAAATAGAAATACCAGGAGTTAATACTGACTTATATTCCTCGAACACTGACCCATATACGTTGTCATTTTGAGCACCCAAATATTGATTGTCATAATCATTAAGTACTTTTCGTCGAGAAGCATACATTTTCTTATACCTAACATTAGATATTCTTGCTAGATCAAGGTTATCAAGAAGTTTTTCAAACCAGGAGAGCTTCCGGTCACACAGCAAATTTGATAGAATGACACTGGTGCCATGCAATTTCTGTGTAATAGTGATAAAACTGTTGGGTCCAAGCTCATTGATCCTACTTCCCAAGAATGGTGTATTGAAGTGGAATCTGAATTGGTCAGGTAAGAGCAAAGAGTTACTGTCTGTTGTTCTGATGGTTCTTTCTGGTGCTGGCTTAACTGGTTTATCGCGTGTTCTAGGGACATACTTGGTACAAATCTCAGTGTTGACAATACAATCAAACTCCAGCCCATTCCATTCTTTCTTCAGTTGTTTAGCATTGTCAGCCATTTCCAGATGATATTTTTCCAATTGCAACTCATTCAAGGTTACAGCAAGTACATCATCTAGTTTAACTAAGAAACCATAGCTAGGCTGTTGTCTAATCTTCAATGCTTTGACTCTACCCGTATGTTCAAAGAAACCAGTCTTAGAGCTATCAGCATTCAGTGTAGAGTCTTTAAACAGGTTTAGCTCACCTAGTAAGTCTTTATCAATTTGGCTTTCTAGGGGAAAGTAAACCATCAAGTCTCCTTTCTTGGCATAGTCTTTAGTTAACCAAACTGGTTGGTTATTGACTAGCCAGCCTTTAAGGTTCTTAGCTGATGGATGCGTTATAAACTGATCCAATGCAATCACCTTAGCCACATAGTTAGGACTATAGGTGTCACTCAACGAAAACAGATTAGTTATCATTTGTTTTACTGTAAAAATTTGCAATACCTAAAAACAGCTTTGGTAAGCCTTTCAAGCGTGATTCCTGGCATCTCACTGGATTCATATAGGTTAGTTGAGTGTTTGTTTACACGTATATAGCCAGCAGGGTTACCACATTTGTACACATGCTCTGATAATGGTAGTTTATTACCAGAAAGCTTATCAAAATCAAAGCCCCAACCAATAGAGAATGGATAGTTGTTATCAGTTGGGACACCTACCATTAATACTGGAGGATTCAACTTAAATTTCACTTGGTTAGCCTCTAAGAAATACCATTTACGAACTATTTGTTCACTAAATTCAAAACCTAGAGACTCAATAAATGCTACTAGTACTTGTTTATTATCCATAGGAATCAGATTAGTTTTTTATTGGTTACCATCATTAATAAGCCATTAAGTAGCTTAGTTGGGTCTTCATACAAACCTCCATATTCACAGCCATCTATAGTCCTCATATCTAGTCTGTAAAGTTGAAGTAAACTAGCTGGAGTAGGTAGTCTTATCTCAACATACTTGGTATCAACTAATGAAATGAATTTGTATTGATTAGGGTTAGTTAATCGCCAATACGCATAGAAAGTTGTGTTGTGGTTAATTAGCTCAAAGCCTAATTGCGTTAGTGCATCAATTAATTGCTCTCTTTCCATGCTCTAGTAATTCAATTACCCTAGTGAGGAGATTACTATAATTACCTGGCTCAAACATTTCATGTTTATAACCAGTTTTACTATTTACTTCTTTAAAGTATAGACTAAGTGTAAGTTTCTGTTCCTTTTCAGAAATAGGCACCTTAATAAAAGCATCTTTAATAGTTTGGTTTGTTGACCACTTCATCTCTATTACTTCCAAATCAAACCATTCTACAACGTCATAAAACTTACAATCTTTCACAAAGCCATATTGGAGTAATTTATCTATTAACACTTCTCTTGTCATGTCTTACTAATTTAAAAAGGGCAGGTAATACTTTTTCATAAGCACCAATTCCTAACGTTAATTGCTTGTACCTGCCAGGATCATTACTTGTAAGATAATAGATAATAAGTGACTCAGTTTTCTCAAAAGTTTTAGTGGGTATTCTAATTTCAATATGAGTTACCCAGTGGCTATTCATCCATTTTGCATTGACTTCTTCCAGAACAAGCCAATCAGCTAATGTACTTGGCTGATCTTGTTTAAGTCCAAGTTGTGTCAACTGAAAAATCAAGTTTGATCTAAGCATGAGATTAGTAAAACACTTTAAAATTTGAGATATTATTTTCAGTCAAAGCTTTTATTAACATACCAAAAGCTATTTCTGGCTTTTGTGTTGCAAACTTTAGTCCACCCTTACTACTGCCTCTAAAAAGATATACCTGAAATTCTTCTAAAGTTCTACTATATCTAAAAGATACTTCTTCAAAGTCTTTTAGGGTAGCCCATTTATGGTGTTGAGGATAAATACACCACCAAGTAGTGGTTAATTCTTCTTTGTGGAAGCCGAGTAATTGTAATTCTTTTTCGTAGGGATTTACTACTTGGTGGTGCATAGGTTATTTAGCTTTTCCAGCTTGTTGTTTTAGATTGTTAATGCCTACATTAAGGGTATGATTAGCTGCACTTAGTTTTTTATTCTTTTCCATAAGTGCATCATTCTGTTCTCTTAATGCCTGAACTTTTTTAGCTTTAGCTGAATTGTCTTCCTTTAATTTAGAGACTTCTTGTTCTAAACCTGTTACTTGCTTGAGCAAGAACTTATTGTGTTTAGTCATCAGCTTAAACTTGACTGGCAAGGGTAATTCGTGGAAGCTACTCATACATCACAATGTTCTAATGATTCTAGCAAATGCTGCTGAAGTAGTGCATTTAATCCTTCAAGTGTTTTTACTCTATCCTTTAGAGATCTAACCTGGGTAATAAGCTTTTCATTTTTAGTCTCTAAGGCTTTATTCTGCTCTCTTAGCTTACCTATTCTGGCTTCCTGCATTTCAATTAATTGCAGATTTTCCAGCACTGATTTGTGGTTAAACATAACGCTGGTCAGTGAGTTAGGTTTGCAAAATGGCTGTAGCCAATGAATCTAGATCTTTATCTGGCAACTTGTTGAACCAGTCAATAAATCCATTTTCTAAAGACTTGATAAGCATAGGCTTTGTTACTGCACCATATCTTAATTCTTCTAGTACAGACAAAGCAACCCCCTTGTACTCAAAACCAGGAGCACCCTTGGCTATTAATCCCAAGGGGTCATGGTGATCCAGGAGATAGTTTAGTTTGTTGTAATCCAGCATATTACACTTAGAAATCTATTACGTTTTCCATTTTCATTGTCAGGCAGTAACATCTTTTCCGGCAAGGATAGTATCCGGATCTACAACTTCTATATCAATGTCAACATAAGTCATTGTAATTGTTTTAGTGTCCGCATTCTTAGCAGCCCACTCTAAAGCAGCATCCCAACCTGACTGATAAGAAAATCTGTTTTGACTGGCACAAGCAGAAATACTGTTTTCACGTACATATTCTAATGCCAGCTTTTCTTTTAGCTTCATTGTTTGTTGTTTAGTAATTCATTTTTTATTAAAAATTTTTTACACTCATCAATAGCATTCAATAAATCTTCATCAGTTTCAATGCTATCCTGAAACCACAGGAATCCTGTACAATTATCATCTGAATACCGATTATTCCAGCAACTATACTGTTTTACTAAATATGAATGAGGTGAATCATGTTCTGCACCTACAACCTCATAACTTAGTAACAAAGAGGTTGGAGTATCATGTTCTAATTTAAAATCAAACCAAACTCCTTCAATTTGAACTTGAGGTGGTAATTCTTTTAGTTTTTCTACTATCATAACTCAATTCGGGGTAATGAAGATACACTATAACCTTGAAGTTGATGTGTTAAACGAATAATTTCTGCAAATGCTCTTTGTTTAGCATCAAACATACCAAAAGGCCATGCTGAAATATCTCCATTTTGATGGTTAATGTAAATTTTTTGAGAGTTATAAATAACATAATAACCCTCTAACTGCTTCTGTAGTATCTGAATACGTACATGATTTAGCTGATTTTCATTATGTATTAACCCAATTGATTTACCTTCAGGTGTAAAGAGTTCTACAGTAGTTCCCCAAATATCTTGCGGAGGAATTACAACTCGATTTTCCATAGTTATAAAAAACATAGGTGGTTCGGATTACTCCTCCCCACCTTTATTATGTTAGTTAATCAAATACAGCCCGAATGTCATTGTCAAAAGGAGAATACTCAATCTGGTTAAAGGTGAAGTATTTCCCAGCAGTAAGCACCATGTTGCCATGCTTCTGATCTGTTTCATCTGGCCCATCATGCCTGACTACTCCAGTACCTTTTAAAAGCAGCTCAATAGCTCCTTCATGTTGTTGATAAGCAAAGTCCTTTGTACATTCCAGGGTATGGGAGTTCAATCCTTCTCCTTGAAGCAGGACTAGTTTTTTAGCTTTGTTCATTGGATAAATTAAGATTAAAAACACGCATTAAACAATTTCAGCAATTTAGTTGCTTCATTTTTTGACAACATTACTTTTGAATGTTTATTATAAAAAGACATCCATTCACTAACCACTTTGTTGGTTTTCCACGCTTCAAAATAAGATACAATTGTATTTTCAAAGAGTTTGAAATTAAGTGTATCAGTTTTTTCTTCAGAAGTGTTTAACCAATTAAATAGTTTATTCCTAAACCGCTCACAGCCTTTGTAACCCCCATCTTGCCATTTCCCACCTTCAAAATAATGATTAATAAACATCAAATACATTCTAAGAAGTTGTGGATCATAGCCTAAAGGACTAATCACATTCCCTTTTGACTTTGACATTTTTTCACCATCTGGGCCTAAAATCATACCTTGGTGTATGACCTTTTTAAAAGGCTCATCAAAATCAATATAACCAATATCATACAAGAATTTACAAATAAATCTTGAATAAATTAAATGCATACAGGCATGCTCTGGGCCACCAACATATACATCTACAGGTCTTGATTTATCATACTCAATAGTATAAAAAGAGCTATCTACAAATGTATCCAATGTGTCTAACTCTCCTTCTATTGGAATAGAGCAACCCCATGTACGCTGTCTGGATACACACCAATCAGTTAGTTTATAGTTTGTAGCTTTCTTAATAAAACTATACTGTTGATAATCAGTTAGTATCCTTTTATCATTAGAAAATCCTATTCCATGCCTGTTGGCAAAAGAAGCATCTCTACTGTCATCATTAGGTACTCCCATAACATATTGTGTACCATACCCTTCAATTACATATTCAGCTGTGTAAACGGGTATTTGATTACCTTTAATGAGTGGGTGTTCACAATAACCAATAAACTTTTCTATACCATCTTCTTCTAAAGCTGTTACAATAAAAGCAACATCCAATAAAGTTTCTGGTTTAGTAGTAAAGCAAGTAATACCACTTCCGAAATCAATATTATAGCCTTCACTTTTACCAATCCAATTAATCTGTTGTTTTTTTGTAGATATTGGATAATCCACTTTATCCAGATCAGACAGTAATCGTTCAGCATAATCTGTAATTTTAAAGAACCATTGATTTAGTTCTTTTTTTAGTACAGCAGTGCCACATCTATCACAGGTTTCATTCTTAACTTGCTCTCTAGCTAATACTGTTTGACAAGAAGGGCAGTAATTTTCTTTTCTAATAGCTTTATAAGCTAAACCATGTGATAATAATTCATTAAATAGCCATTGGGTTCTTTGTTGATACGCTTCTGAATGGGTAGACAATTTAGTTTGAAATCCAGTACTCATTCGAAGCATCTCATTCTCAAAATTAAGAATATTGGCTTCAGTAATTTCTTTGGGGTTACCTCCAACAAGCTTTGCATAGTTTTCAGCCGGTAATCCAAAAGAGTCATAACCAAAAGGTTGAAATACAGTATGGCCTAAGTACTTTTGAATTTTACAATAGCTGTCTACAATGGCATAATTATACCAATGCCCTATGTGTAATCCATATCCACTTGGATATGGAAACATTACTGTAATGTACTTATCCATATTATTACGATTCAGCAACTAACTTCTCTTTGTATTGATCGGCAGTAAGGTGATACCACTTGTCTTGAGGAAGTAATCCTGTACTAGGATCAACTTCAACTAGAAGCAAATCACCCTGTCGTTTAATACTTTTTACCTTTTCCCAGGGAACACCAATACGGAATGTCCAGGCAATAGCTTCTACAGCTTTGGCTGGTCTCATCATTGCATTCCTGTACGCCCAGGATCTCCAATGACTCTTTGATTCTCCTTCTTCGTAGAAAGCATTTCTATCCACAAAAATCCAGTATTCTCTACCTGTTGAAGTACACCAACACCTTACCAGATATAAAACACCATTACCATCTTGATAGACAACTGGTTTTAATAATACAGAAGCAAGAACACTATATAATTCATACGTATCCTCAATAGTTTCTGTGTATGGTTTGTTGTCAGCATCCCATTTGGTATTGGTTTTAATCAGTGTTTCCTTATCTACTAAGGTTAGTTTATCCTTGATCTCATTGATGTACGTAGCTGGATTCAAACAAGTAAATAGAGCCCTTCTTTTCTCTATATTGTCTTGCTGTAGAATATCTGAAAAACCATAAGGCTGTATTAAATCCCAGGATTCAGCCATCAATTCCCAAAGATCAAGAAGGATTCTATCAACAGCTTGATTCTTTTGATACAGCTCCAGAGCCTGATATTTAGTTTTCATGGCTCTCATGTACTCCGTTAAGCCAAAATTGTTAACTCCATTGAGTACAAACGTTAGTGTATGCAGGTTGTTGGTCATAATTACCAGTAACTAGTAGTTTTCAGATTCATTGTCTTATTAGAAATTTCAATCTCATGATAAATCTCTTTATCTGCTACTTGACCAATTTCCAACTTGATAGGCTCAGTTACCATAAAGTTAGTGTCGACATACAACCTACAACCATCACTGTATTCATAGTCATTGAGTAAGGTTATCAATTGATCTTTTAGACTGTTTTCAAGGCTGATAAACTGAGTAAACCAGGGACCATTTTTAATGTTAACTCGAACTCTAATTGTATCATCAGGGTCATAGTCATCAGTAATACGAGCATATACATTCACACTATCAATGAGGCCAGCATAAGGTTCCTCAATAAAGTCTAGTATTCGTAGCTCATGAGTAGCTATGGTTTCCTGATTTTCTTCATCATACTCATTTCCAGAAAGGATTACTTTAGATTGGTGTTCATCATATCGGATAGTACCATCACTAGAGAAATCACCAGCCCAACTACCATAAGCTAAAAGCTGTTCACATTCATATTCCAGATAGTTTTGGACAGCTTGTCTAACTTTCTCATCTATCTCAGGGTGTTCTTCTAATTCAATAGTACAACCACCACTATCATTGCCCCCATTCCAATTTCCAGATAGCTCACATTTGCTGAGCACATCCTTCAGATTCACTTTGATTGTCTGAGGTTTCTCTTCTGTTACCATTTTCTACTTCTTTTAACCAATGTAATTCTCTTGGGTCTGGATGATTAATCCAGGATTCTTTTGTTTCAAATGTTATACATCTTAGCCAATCAGCTGGAGCAGGAGCTTTGCCATTATGGTCTTCCTTGAGGTGTTCAATCAATACATCTCTTACCGAGAGTACACCTCCAGTTTTAGTATTAGGAACAGTATCCCCAAGCAGGTCCACCACTACACTAATAAACCAGAGATTATGAGAGAACATTCTATGTTGCCACTGAGGAAAATACAGCTTACTACTATCCATTAGTTTATGGAGCTTTAAGGTATCTTCTACATGGCAATTAAACTTCCTGGCTGATATCTTGGCGTGATCCAGGTAAAACATGCTAGAGGTGTTTTTGAGCTTTGTAGGCTTTTTCTTCTTCTCTTAATCGTCTTATTTCAGCTCTAAAGGAAGCTAGTAAACCATCTTTTCGGTCTTCAAACTCCTTTAGTTTGGCTGCATGTTCTGTATACACTACCTCTTCTTCAGGAGTAAGATTAGAAATAGTAGCTCCTTGAAGGTAATAAGTCCGGTGATCAAAATCAGGTTGAAAACTTAAATGAGTTTGTCCTTTAGTTTTTAATTCATCCAGGACTCGCTGCATTTCCTCTACACTGATAAATGGAAAGATGAGATCATAATACTTACCTCCCTGAATAACTTCTGAATTCTCAGCTGGAGTAAACAAAGCCGGTGTAATAAGATCACCCAATTCAATTTTTACATACATAGCACTACTAACGGATGTATTTATACGTTAATAAAATAAGGCATCAAATTCACAGGTCGGTAGTTGATGGACTTTAATACTTTACCATCTTCTTCCCTATACACAATCCAATATTTCCCATGTTGCTGAATATAAGTAGGTACATTCTTAGCAGCATACATTGTCTGAGTTAGCTTAGCTTCATCTAAAGAAACACAAGCTTTAGTCATGTTACTCGCATGTACATCATCAAAAGCTGGATCAAATACATGCTGGAAGCCAAACTCCAGCACAGTACCTTTAAGAATGTATTCTATGTCACATAACGCATCCAATACTTCTACTTGATTCTTACTTTGGATAGCTGTTTGCAGTTCATTTAATTCCTCCTGCAACAAGCTTAATCTAAGTAAAGCCCTACTGGGATCAATGTGACCTACTTGGTCTTCAATAGGATGATTAAATGTTTGATGAAATTCGGCAACTTGTTCTAATTGAGTCATGATGGAGTTACTATTTGAATTCTACCTTCTTCATCTGCACCAAATTCTTCCTGGGCAAATTTGATAGCCTCTTCTTTTGATGTAAATGTGTCCACATTTACCCATTCCTCTCTATCCAATTGAGGAATATCAACATAGTACTTAATCTCTTCTTCCATACTTTTATTCAGGAATATGTCTAGCCAAAAACTCAGATGTAACTTCTACATGAGACATATCTTTTACTGAAGCTTTGACAATAACCTCTACTTCTTCTTTGGTATAAAGCCTCTTTCCCTGCTCAACATTAGAGAGTAAGATAGATAAGTCTATTAGCTTAACATAAGGCTGGGTAAAGAACAGATTTACAAAGGAAAACAATGTATCTAGTTGAAAATCCCTTTCATAGGTTACCACCTCTGTATCAACGGATAGCGAAGACTTCACAGGAAGTTGGTTTTCTCTTAATTTTTCAGCTCGTTCATAGATATGCTTATTGGCAGTTAGTAGCTTATCCAGTAAGTTCTTATTATAAGACTTATACCAAGCATTATCTTCCTTAAATAGCTTACCAGCTATGTGCAATAAATAAGAACAAACCAGGGCAATTCCATATGCCCTAGTCAGTCTATTCTTCTCTTTAAGCGTTTGTTCCATGCCTACTTAAAAATAGAGCTTGTTGTAAAATCAAATAATTTAGTAAATCGGTGAATTTCTCCTTAACCATAGCTTCACTAGCCACTTTACCAGCTTTTAAATCTTGTAGCATATCCCGGTAACTGATCCAATGTTTAAGCATAAAGCCATCCAGAATTTCTTCAGGTAACTCTCCACTAATCTTTGCTCCTACATCAAAATTGTGCATCATATTATTACCTCTTGAGTACTCTTTATTCTTAGTCCCTAAGGTCTGTTGAATACTTTGTAAACAACTCTGTAAATAGGCACTAAACTGCTCTGGATCTCTCAGATTGTAATCTGACTTAACAGGAACAGTAGCTGGCACCACAAAAGTAGGAGTAGCTTGCGTAGTTAATGTACTATTGGCTGTTACACTGTGAGTGGCTACAGAAGGAGCACCTCCATTCAAATAACTTAGGTAATCTTTGGTTACTGGAGCAAAATACTCTCCACTAAAAGGTGCTGAATACACTGGATTCTTAGTACCAATGTTGATAAACTCAGGGTTGCTATCCAGGACATAAAACACTTTTTTATTAACTACAATAAAGGTGAATCTCTTTACTTCATTCTTAAAGAGTTTAACCATATTGGAAGTTCTGTTGTAGTGTCTGTTGTCAATCAAATTATAGTTAAACACTACAGTTTGATACTGGCTGATACACTCCCTAAACTCCTCTTTTCCAATTGCCTCTGCATCAATCAGCATACATAATACTTGTTAGTTGAGAAAATTCTTTAAACACATTGCTTGTAATTGATTGGTTATTTCTGGCATAATAAGCCGGGTGATATTCTTCCAGAATAGTGTGCCTGGGGGCAATCAATTGTTTAAATCCCTGAGCTTCCTTACCCCACAAAACCCACACAAAATCAGATTTGCTATTTAACTCATCAATAACCACCTCAATAAAAGGTCTCCATAAAGTAAGATGAGACCTAGGATCATCAGTAGTTGTTAAAGCACAGTTGAGTAGCAAGAGTCCTTGATGAATCAGATTACTCAAATCATTAGGTAAACTCCATCTGAAATCCAGCTTATACGATGACCTAATTCCATTTTCGAGTACAGCTAGAGAAGCTGGTTTACGTTTCTCATAGGTAGCAAAAGCAAAACCATTAGCCAGATTAGGTTGATTGTAAGGGGATAACCCTAGCCAACATCCTTTTAATTGGTCAAAATCAGTCAAAAAAGCATTGAGTATTTGATAATGAGCTGGATAAACAGCTTGATGTTCTCTGGCTTTTTTAGACTGGTAAATGATCTGTTTAAACTCAGAAGTATACAAATAGGCTTTTAACCTGTTGTACCAACTAGGATGCAACCGTTTTGATAGCTCTGCTGTGTAAGGATCAAGTTGTACTTCATAATTGACATCAAAGGGAAGATTAATAGATGGGTGTTCAGTGGGTTTCAGGTGATCTGTTAACCACTGGCACGAATATACACAGGTTTTGTTTTGTATTGGATCAACCAATAACACAGATTGATTACTAGAGATGGCTTTTGTTAGTTTACTATACGATAAAGCTGTCCAGTAATTACCAATGGCCTCTCCCCTAATCATTTCTGCCTGACTAATATCAATCATTAGAAAAGCTTCTGATGTAATAGATCATCAGGAATAATTAACTTGAACACACTAAGCGGCCAACAAATAGCCTCATTGAAAATCTTAAGTAAATCCCCTACTGTAACTCGCCTAGTGCGAGATTTAACCAGATAGGCATAATACAGGGCAAACACAATACCAACAGCTACATACCAAAACATATTAAGAAACAGAAATGTAAGCAAGTACGTCATTCAGGGTAGCCAGCACATAGGTATTAGGTTCAATGTACCAGTTTTCTTTAAGAAATTCTTCCTGATCCAATTGAAAGTAAGTAGCAATGAATTGGCCTATAGCTCCTGACCTACAGATACCTGCTGTACAGTGAATAATAAACCCTTGAGCATCTTCATTTTCTTTCACAAACTCAATGATTTGTTTAGCCTGGGATTCATCAAATAGCTTAACCCACTCTTTTCTATGTAAGGAGAACCGATCAAACTCTTCTTTAGTATAATCATCAAAGACCAGTTGTAGCACATTAGGATGTGTTTGTTTTAACAGAAAGTGATTCTCAGTTTCCTTATTCTCAATTAGAATGAAGCCATACTTATACTGTTCTACATTGGCATCTGTTATTTGATCCTTAGCTAAGGTTTTCTTGAACTCAAGTCTGGAGAGACATTTGACTTTCATAGTGGTTAGTGACAATAGTTTTAGCTTTTTGAATGTCTTCACTCATGTTGCTAACTAGTTTTTTAAGTGTCTGAAATACCTGTTGCTTAGCAGTTTCTACATAACCTTCTTCTGCATAGAAACTTAAGTCAATAGTCATATGCATGAACTCACAGGAATAACTAGCGTAGGTCACTATAGCATAATTAACAGTCTGTGTTGCTGTTCTTTTAATTCGATACTGTGCATCCCACCAACCTCCTACTTTTTCATAGATTTTGGCTTTCTTCGTATAAAGCCCTAGCTGAGTTTCCTGAATATCCCCTACTTCATCAGTATGTAGTCGATAACTCAAATTCAACTGGATTAGGTTTACTTGCTTGTACTTGGTCATAATGAAATGGGCTTACATTAACTACAAATCCAGTGGTATCTTTTTTGGCTCTTCCCTTTGGCCTAAGACCGATAATGACTCCAGTAGAATCAAAATACCTGTCATCAGATAAGTCTCCATCTTCCACACGATACCCCATATACGTTGTAGGAAGCTGCTTAAAAACAACTGCTACATTCATACCAGCATCCAGGACACGCACACAATCTGACCAGTTATTTTCTGATTTAGAAAAGGTCAGGTGATAGTTAGTACCCTGGTAATAAAACATTCTATCTACATGTTTGGTGTAGTCATATAATATGATGTTTTTGAGTGCCGTTGGATACCAGTTAAGTTTTTTATGAAAAAGCAGTAGCCAATCCATATCAGAAGTCCCATTTAGTCTGACAGCATACTGTGTGTTCTCTTTACCTGCCTTTTCATTGAGTTTAATTAACTCTTGTTGTAAAAGGCCTAAAAACACATCAGTATGCTTCAGGAATACTTCTGTATTTAATTGTCTGCTCTGCTGAACAGAAGTGAATTTCCCAAAACCAGCCGTGTATAAACAGGAGGCAATACAGCCTGGACTAGCTTTAGCACACAGGTTTCTGCCCTTATTATTCTGTTTATAGGGACTTAGGTTGAGAATAAATGATTTGACAATATTCTTCTTCAACTTGACATTGTTAGCTCCCGGTTGAAGAAGTTTTTTTTTACCAGTGAGTAAATCAGAAAGTCTTTTTTGAATATCAACAGCCTCTACCATTCTACACAAATATTCGATTTATTCTTCTGAGGACCAATAGCTTACATCAACTTCATTAGGTGTTTCAGAAGATGTTGTTCTGATTTCAATTTCTAGTTCAGGTGGGATTGGGTGTACACAAGTTACTGTTCCGTCGAGAATCTCAACAGTTATCATTTTGTCAGGCATAGTTTAGTTTGAATTACAACTTTAGCTTAGTTTCAAGGTAAATTCCTCTAAGTGTGGATGTGTCTCCAATTCTTCCAGTTTAGCCACTAGCTTAGCAAATAGGGATTTATTTGCTACATAGTCTCTTTCTCCAAAGTGTTCATGACAAAAATGGGTAGCACTTTTAACTTGAAAAACTTTATAGTAGCTATTAGCCCTGTTTTTTGCTTGCAGATACTTAGTCATAGCTTGGCTCATAAACTGTTCTCTTTTTTCAAGTAACCGTGCAGGATCAGGATACTGCCAAATATACGCTACACCTACCAACTGACTATTAATAAACAGTTCTGATCCATAAGCAGACTCATCCAGGATTACTACCTGAACATAATCAGGCTGTTTTTGAATAGTTGCTTTGATCTTAGCTGGCTTTTGTATACTAGACTTAATGCTGCTAATTTTCCAGGTTGTGACACTACCACTACTAGTATCTAATACATCAAGTGAAGTGTATCTTGGAGCTGAACTACTAGAAGCTGTATACTTGTTTTCGACAAAGGTTTGTCCATGAAACTTAGGCTTGCCCATTTTTCTGCTTAGGATTAAACCGAATTCCACAATCTTGACATTCCCAGAAGCTATCCAATACATGGAAATGACCTCCAGGCCCTATTACCCCATTATGCTCCCCAATTCGTCTAAATTGGGTATTATTGGTGTTACATAACGGACAATCAGGTGTAGAAGAAGTCTTAGGTGGAACAACTTGTTCTTCTTCTAGAGATGTTTGTAAGCTCTTTAAAACAGTCTCAAGGCTTTCTGTTTTTCTAATTAACTTTAGCTTTTTTAAGCTCATGATTAATGAAAATTAGTTAGAATGAAAAAAGCAATAGCCCCACTCAATACCAAACCAGTCAGAATAGCTTCTAAATCACCTTCCAGAACTTTATCTGTAATCTCACCAGCTGTATAACTAGCTGCACAACTACCTACTACTGTGAGTAAATGAATAAGACCTTCCATGTTAAGATTCAGTTAAGTGCTCTTGACAGTAATCACTAACCAGCTCAAACAGGGCTAGTATTTTTAGACTAGCACTTTCAGGGGGAAAGAAGTTGACTTTAGGCAGTTTAGGATGAGTACCCCCTAATTGCTCTAAAGAAACATACTGTCTGGCAATAGTAAAAGCATATACACATCCATAAGTAGGAGAAGATGAGTCAGTTAAATCTAGTTTAGCTTCAATCTTTGCTACTACCTTCATTAGTCTATTCCAATCACTATGAAATCGAAGGTCTTTATGAGATCTTCCCAAATAAGCTTCACTGCTTTTTAAGTGCTTAGAATAGTCAAACCAAGTTTGATTAGTTGGGTTGTAGGGAACAGTCTTTCTCCACCATCCAGCAAATCTAGGATCACTTACTTCATTATTGGGACGATACTCATAACCCATCCAGACAGCAATAGCCTTGTTTCTCTTGATTAATTCCTTATTAGTCATAAAAGAAAGTTAGGAGTAACCTGCTACAGCTACTCCCTATTCATTTTTAGATAACTACACCAAGGCTAGGCTTTACAGTACTCCCATCAGCCATGAAACTATGAGCCCAAGTTTGAGTATAATGCCCACAAGGACAAACCCACCCATCTGCTGTAGCTATTAGTTCTCCATCACCCGTATGTAATCTACGTTCACATATGTCTGCTGGACCAGTGCTACAACAGGTGAATGGATGAAACCGGCCAGCTTGTTGGAATCGATTTAATTGTTCCACTTGCTCATCTGTGAAAGGAGCTGTCACTTTATCAAACATGTTTAGCTGCATAAAAATCTTTAGGTAGAATCACATTTCTGGGAGATTCCCATTTAGCAAATAGCTGATCAATTTCAGTCAGTTGAAAACCAGCTAAACCTGTACCCACTTTTGTTACATAGAAATGTAAATCAGGCCTGAATTGAGCAAATTTGTACAAGGTAAATACCTGACTACTAATAAGGGCCAACATATTTTTCTTATACATTAACCCACCACGAGAATATTCATAAAAATCCTTAGTGATGATGGCATAACTTCTTCCCTGAAGACCCATAGGTACTCCAAATTTAGCTCCAAAATGATCCATAGCTGTTTTAGCTGAACCTGATTTATGGATTCCCTCTGTATTTGAACCAAATACCATGATTTCATAGGGTTCAGTTAAAATAGTGCCATCTAGGAAATCAGGAGTACTTTTGAATCTAAGTGCTTTTTGTTGTCTGCTAACCATCTACTTCTTTTCTTTAGCTTGTGTTTGTAGAGTTCAATTAATAGTCTCCACCTGCTCCAGCTCCTCCACCAAAATCAGAGCCACCAAAATCTACAGTAGGCTCAGGAGTAGATGTGCTATCTACTGTGACAGTTGAATTAGAGTTAGTGTTATCTTCCCACCAGGGTGATGTAGCTGGGTAGGAAGGTGTATCATCAGAAGATGAAGAACTTGAAGTATAGCTGCTACTAATGCGTGTGTAATCACGCTGATCTGCCCAACTAAGACGATTGTACTCCATAGAACTGATTTGCTTACCAGTTCTGATGTGTTGATAATCCATTATTTTTAAATAAGTTAGAAGTTAAAAATTAATCTTGATACCCACCAACTAAAACTGGATACCCCATGGTGGATGATGAGGTAGCTACATTGCTGGAGCTGGCCAGCACAACAGAGGAATCATCTATAAAGTGATAATACTGTTTCTCTTTCAGGGGAAGATTAAAATAAGCCGTGGGAGAAATGACTTTCCCAGTTTCATTATGCTTGTACATCTTACTTCAATTTAGATTGCACTAGCATACCACCCACAAAAGAACCAATTACTAACACTGGATTTTTAATCGATTGCCAGGTATTAATCCAGCTAACCCTCCTGGATATACGTTGAGTGGTTTGCTTAATAGTTGTAGTTTGTTTTAGCTGAATTTGTTGGTTTTGCTGAAGGGTGATAAGACTACTTTCCATGAGTTTCTGCTGTTCACCCCATTGATTCAAGGCTGAATCATAGCTAATGTTACAGGCATTTAACTGGCTGGATAAATCTCTGATAAGTAAATAACCTTGATCCAGTAGTCTTTCCTTTTCCAGTAATTTATGCATTCTGGCTTTACTCACCAGCGTATCAGTCTGAATTAGTAGTCCAATGGGATCATCAGGGTCTACAACAACCTGACCAGTCACTGGACCACTCAAACAGCAGAAAAGAACAATTATTTTAATTTTTTGTAGGCAGTTTGCCATTGATCTGCTTTTTTAAGGAGGATACTGTCCTGCTTTTTGAGCAAGTCATTTTCCTGTTTAAGTTTTAAAATCCAGGTGTTTTGGCTCTTCACAATCCCAAGTAGTTTAGTAAACTGAGCAAGAGAACGGTTTTGAAAACTCATCAAAGAATCCACCTGTACTGTCAGCCGGTTAATCTGGGGAGTCGTTAGGTTGCTTGGTTTGAATAGTGTATACAAATTAACACTAACACTAAATAGTAGCACCAGAATTACACCAATTTTGGTTAGTCTGTCTTTATTTTCCATTGAGTTTTAATGAGAAAGGCATTCAAGTTGCTGAGAATCTTGAATAAGGTAAACACATTTTAGAATTTCACAATCTTCTTTTATGAAGAGTTTATTGGTAAAACTTGTTATGCCACAGGTAACAGAAGTTTTTAGGTAAATACTCACCAATCTATAATCCTCTTTAAAAACATTACTTTCAATTACCCAAAACTGTTTCCCTATGTGGTGTCTATACCAGTATTTAGGCCCGGAAGCCCTTATTACTTCAACCAGAAATACTTTACGTTTTCCCATGAAATCGACATTTCAATATTTCACAATCTGATTTCTTAAGCACCTTAGTATGATAGGTTGGGCTCTTCAAATCACTCAGATCAGCCAGCCACCAAAATGCTTCCATACCATCATCTACTACAGGAACTACCTGTCCAATTAATTTAGCATACCAGAAAATAGGTCTTTCAGCTTTTGTAATTTCTACAAAATGGATTGTTTGATCTGCTGATACGGTAGAAGGTTCATAGCTAAATCTCATACTAATTTCGGTTTACATTTAAGTACCTCAGCATCTTCAATATCAATACCTAATCCTGAATGTCTAGTAGAACTAACTAATCTACTTTTCTTGTCAATCATACTTAATACTGAAATAGAGCTTCTGTAAACCAATTGAATGCTTTTTTCTAGCACAATATCACTTGTAAGATACCCATTAACTTCTACATAAAAACAAGTTGAAAAATCGACTGGCATAGCTAATAAGTGTGCTACTTTTATTTTCCTTGGAAATGGATGCGTTTATCTTCTTTCAAAGAAGAGAGTAAACTGATATAGGTTCTAATCCTAAGTGATAAGGAATTATTCAACCGCTCAGCCAGTAAGTTAGTGGCAAACTTCTCTTCACTTTTTTTATCTTTCCTATACCACAATTCAGCAGATGCCATTAAAGTACAGGAGTAAGAATACCACTGGTTTAACTCTGCTAATTTTTCAGCAACAGCATCTCCATCTGTATAGTCTACCTGACTTTCCAGAACTGTCTGAACTTCCAGTAATCCTTTGCATACTTGCTCGTAGGTTTTAAATAAGCTCATTATTTCAGTGTTACAGTTATAGTGTCATCTCCTTGAGTTTTCACTGGTGGGTAATAAGTAATTACCTCTCCACTAGTAGGATCAACTTCCTCAGTTGGCCCTTTTAATGTTTTCAAATATGTTTCATGTTTTTTGAGCATGTCATTGAGCTTAGTCCAAGTAGGATCAGTACTGAAATCCCAAGTGGTCCTTCCTTTAGTCCGTTTAAATTCAGCACCAAAGAATGTATCAGTTGTACCCAATTGCTTGGCTACATCTTCTCTAACTCGTTTCTCCAGGATACCCATTACCAGTTTCATCTTAGAAATTTCAACTAGTACCTGAAATGTATTTTTAGTAGCTATAGCATGATCAGCAAGCTTTTCTCCATAGCTAATTGTTTCAATTCTGTTTAATTCAAGAATACTATTCTTCTTGGCTAGCTCTTGCTTCATATCTCTACTACACTAAATCCCTTCTAAAAAACTTACCAAGAACATTATCATTAAAGTATTCCTGTTTCCTGAGTACATTATGCTTCACCAAATATTCAACTTCCATATACGTAAGTTCACGTTTGGTTCTGCATAAACATAAAATAACCCTGGTAAACTGACTGGAATCTTCTTGACTAACCAGTTTCTTCAATTCCTGATTAGAGCCAAAATATTGTTTCCAATTTGATTCTGTTGTTACTTTTCTTGGTCTACTTTTAGGCTTATTAAGTAACTCTTTTTTAGTAGGCCTAACTGTTTTTGTACTATAAAAATGCTTTTTGCCTATGTAGTACTGTTTTGAAGTTTTATTTCCTGTGTATGTAATTAGATATACAAAACCAACATAGCCCTCTGGTACTGTTTGTAATGGAGTCCCATTATAGTACCAAGGGTACTGGACTTTCTTGGGCATTTATTAGTTGATCGTTGAGTAATTTTTGTAACATATAAGCTCCATAACGTTTACCATAATCCCAAGCATCTTTATACAACTTGTCATAGGTAAACAGAAGCTCAAATCCTTCTTGTTTTGACCAGATTTCTGCCTGTTTTCTACCTGTTGTGTCATAATCATAGAACAAGTATTTAGTAGGAAATCGGTTAATCGCTTTTAATTCTTCTTTTGTAAAGGTGTGTGTTTCTGTTAGTACTGTAATGGCATTAAAGCCTAATAGTTGCAGGAGAAACCAGTCTTTAATTGATTTGGTGATTAGAATGTAGGAGTTTACTTTAGTAATATACCCCCATCCATATACGCCATTACTGGTTGACTGCCTAAATCGTTGAGTCCTGTCAGGCAATAGAGGTCTGTATATTTGATACTGATGTACTCCCAGCCTATAGGCAAATGTATATTGTTGCTTTTTTAACCAGAGATTACCATCCCACCACACATCCGACACTGAGTAAATACTATGTGTGTTTAGGTTATTCTCTGTAACAACCATATCTGGAAGTTGCCAGAAAGACAACTCAGCTGATGTAATCTTCCTCTTTTTAACCTGAACCTGAGTGGAGGGCTTGAAAACCTTACCCGGCTGCTTAACTGGTGACCTGGGTTCTAATGCTATTGCACTGCAATCCAGTGTATTTAAGTGGAAATCTTCAATGATGTGATCCAATGCTTCTTTAAAACTACATTGGTAGTATTCACACACCATATCAAAACAATCCCACTTTATTCCTCTGGCAAAATCATTGAACAATAGCCAACCTGAATCTGTATACCAAAACTTACAACCAGGACGCTCATCAGCTCTAAAGGGATTACAAACAGGTACTCCAGGGATGACTTCTAATCCTGTGTAATGTTCTATCAGTTGCTCAGGAGACACAAGTTTTAAAATTTGATCTCTACTTACTAACTGATAAGCACTGGTTTGAAACATAAAATAGAGTAGGGAGCACTTCATAGTACCCCCTACCTTACTCTTTACTTAAAATGGATTATCAGTAACTTCCTCAAAAGGAATAGTTTCAGCAAAAGCTGGTTCAGCCATAGCAAATACAGGATTATCCTGGAAGCTCATAGGCAATCCACCTCCAATGCTATCTTCTGGATCAGGAGCTTTGGCAATCAACTCATAGGTCAAGTTATCTTGGTAAGACCCAGATGTTGCATACTTGAACTTAGCTGGATTATCCATGGCCAGAATACTAGGTTCATTCTTAGAAACCCGAACAAAAGGATGAATGACTGCTTTAATTTCTTCTAGTGTCTTCCCTTCAAACTTAGTAGGGTCATATTCCACTTCTGTACCTTTGTAGTCCAGTTTTACCCGGACTTGAACAGGGAATACCTGCTCAGCAAAATAGAAGTCACAGAAATCTTTCCAAGTACCAAAGTTCTTACCCTCTTCCACTTTCCATCCAGGATGAAGCTGTTGTTTCAGAAAATCTACCTGCTTAACCACAACGTCAATCCTTTTCTCAGAACTACCTGCTGGAGAGTAAATGCGTTTCTGTAATTCAACACCATCTACTTCGACAGTAAGTAAAGCAAATTCACTTCCATTTTCAGACATGAACTCATAGGACTTAACCTGCATCACTGTGCCATACTCTAAATCCTGTGGGAGGTTCAACACAACTGAAGTGTCTTTTGCTTGTTTGGTTGTAAACATATAATTGGTTGTTTATTATAATTGAAAAAAAAACTTGTCAAAATAAAAGGGGAGTGGTTAGCTCCCCCTGTTCTCTTATTCTTTAGCTGTTATCTCATATACCTTTATCTTACTCCCTGAATCGTCTAGATCCACTGGTTTCAGATCAAAGTATGTGCTTACTTCTGGAGTAAGGAGATTAGCTAAAAGAGCTTTTAAGAAGGAAGATCGAAACTGATTGTTATTGGTAGTCTTTAAAAACTTTGGTTGTAAAGCCTTTTCACTACTTTCTGTGTCAGTTTGTACAAGGTATACGTTGCCTGTATCATCAGTAGCAGCAGTCCAGCCTTGATGGTCTGTTTGAGATTCTATGAACCTCTTATCAATGGTGAACTTATCCTTGTCTGAATCATATCGCAAATCAAATGTAGGAACTACACTTTTCACAGTTAATAACTCTTTTAGGTTAACTGAACCCTTTTTCACATTACTTTTTGGAATGAAAAGTAATTCTTGTAGTTTTTTCATGATTTTTGTCTACTTAGAATTTATGAAGTATCAAATACAATAATAGCATCCATTGTATCTTATGTTTTCAACAATTTTCATTCCAAAACCCTAATCCTCTACTACAGAAGCATCTTGATCTTCTACTTCCACAAAGTTTGACTCATCCATACCTACAGCTGCTGCAATCTCTAGTGAGCTATAGAATCCAAGTAATAAATCTGAAGCTACTTTATCTGCTCCATTGCTAAAAGCCCTGGCTGTAAGCATTGCTCGCATTTTGTTATCATAGGGTTTATTATCCCTATTTCTTACTGTTTACCATACAGTAAGTTCAGCTTATATCATCAACTAGTAATTTAGTGTACAATTTGGATTTTCTGCCAACTCCAGTAAGTTGTTGAATCTTACTTCTTGAGTAACCAGCTTTTAGATATTGTTCTACAAGTTCTACTGTATTTCTAGTTAAATGTTGATGGAAGATTCTCTTACTGTTATTTACAACAGCTTCTTTATTCAACACTATACCTGCTCTCTTTTTTCTACCAGTACGATAACCAGAAACAGTCGTCAATGGTATACCTGTCATATCAGAAACTTCTTTAGGGCCATAACCCTGCTCAAAGTACTCATAAAGTTTAAGTATTACTTTATCTGAATATTTTGTAGAATTATGGGCTTCTCCTAGTTTGATTGGAGTTAGTCCTAGTCTAACAGCATGTAAACTATTCTCCTGATAGGTAACCCATTCCAGATTCTCTAATCTGTTGTTTCTTTTATTACCATCTTTGTGATTTACACATAATGGTTTACCTGTTACTGATTGTGTTAAGAAAACTTCTGCAACTAATCTGTGTACTCTTTTTCTAAGCCTTTTGTTTTGCTTACTTAAATTTACACACTCATAACCAGTTGCTATATCTATACTAGTTACTAGTACTACTTGCTTTTTGAAACCTTTTTTAGGTATACTTCTAACTCTACCTAAATTTGAAATTTCATACAACCCCTCATAGCCTATAATAGGCTTCCAAATTTCATCACTCATCACTCTAATTTACTAAAAAAGAGTCACTTATACTAGTTGGTAGGCACTCATGGATAGATTATTGATTGGTTTATCTCACTATCTAAGCGTTGAACCTTCTCCATACTTATTAACCTTTCAGGAGCTTGGCTGCTGATTACCCAATATTGTATTTTTAAAACATTCACACTTACCGTTTCCAGTTATGTTGTAGTATACAATACTATTATGGAGGGTTTCCAGCAATTCACCTACTTAACATTACCTATCACTAAGCAATGCCCCCGACTTGAGGATATTTTACCCATCCTGAACCATCTTTAACTAGATCAGCTTTTCTAGCTTCCTTCATACTGAACAAGCCTGTTTCTACCATGGTAATACCATTGATATGCCGGGTGAATTCAACTTTGGAAACTTGATCGATTAGCTTTAAACCTTCCTTTTCAAAAGGGAATTGCTCTATTGAACCATCTGAGTACAAATAGATACCATCCCAAATAATCTTCCAGGTTACTCCTCCTCTTAATAATAAAGCTTTTTGGCCTTTTACAGAGAGCGTAAGTCTTCCTTTTATATTTTGAATGTAGCTAAAGGAAGTCATAGGAGTAAGTCCTAATTCTCTTCCATAGGTGGCTACAGTGAATGCCTCTTCAACTGATTTACAAGGAATCGTTTTAGAGTCAACTAAAGTTTGTAAAAACTGCCCTTGTGTCTGGATAGTCCAGTCCTCTCTAGGCAGCTGCTTTGCTAACTGATTTTGCATTAGGAATAAATGATACTGGTTTTTTAGACTGTGTGGTGATTAGATCATGATCCAGATAAAACTGAGTTAAAGCAACGGGATCACTGGGCCTAGGGAGTTCTTCTACATCCAGATGGGCATTATCAATGTAAACCCCTACTCCTACTCCTTCTTCTCCATAAGAGCTTTTGACCACTCTCAGGTAACGGAAGTTGTTACCCATGGCTGCTATGTCATAGCCATCATAGTCAGCAACCTCATATCGACTAGGATTGTAAATTGAGATTGCACAACTCACATCATCTGGAGTAGTCTTTACCTTAGCTAGATGCTCAATCCTAGGGATAAACTTATCATCTACTTTCTTTCCTGAATTGGTATATTGAGAAGTAGTTGATTGCTTATCTGTCTGCTGGATATTAAAGATGGCACACTTATACACCATTTTAAGGGTTTGTTTGGTATAGTGTTCTGACCACCTCTTAATGCTCTCATACTCACTAGGATCATCCTTTTCTTTCTGAAGGGCATTGATTGTATCAACTACCACTACAATCTTCAGATTAGGATTATTTTTCACATACAAGGTAGCTCCATCTACGACTTTCTTACTACCTATTTTAAGTAGTTGACCTTCTAGATATTTGAAAATAGAGCCTGGAGTTCTGTATTGATCCTGAATTACTACTTTTTGATCTAGTACATCTAACCAGGGTTTGATCAAGGCCAACTCTTCCAGGGCTGCCTGAGTTAACTGTTGTTTCTTATTTCTGAAATAATCTACACTGTATTGCTTTCCTGTCTTTCTATGAAGTAGATGAGCAAATATCTTGTAATAGAGAATCTCAGCACTTAATTCCAGTGAAAAGTAGTAAGTCCTGAAATCATCTTTAGGGTGAGCAAGAATGTGATCAACTAGATCAATAATGGTTAGTTTGACAGCTAGGCCAGTTTTAGTTGTGCCAGTAGCTCCAAAGATTAAATAAGCTTCTTCTTCCCCAATTCCTCCCAAGTACTCGTTTAGTCGGGGCAGATTGATATTCAAGCTAGTAACTTTATTATCAATCCTTCGCTGAATTGCTTTTACAGCCTGTATATAGGACATGATGTTTACAGGTAACTCTTACTTCTCCTTCTCTGCTCTGCTTCCTGATACTTCTCTAGCCTTTCCATGATACCCTCAAAATCTCTAAGAAACTGAAATACAGTTAAATTATTACCAAAAACTTCAACATACTCTTCTGTTTTGGTAAGTACATACCCTATATCATGCATATTACCATTTTGACACAAAGCCCAGAATTTAGCTTTGACATCTTCCATGCTATATTGCTTGTCAATCCATAAGGTGTTGTATTCTTTTCCATTTCTATAGGATGTGTATCCATAGGTAGCCATAAAGTGATTCCACCATTTTTCCCTATCCCCATCAAAGAGGGTATCCTTAAACTTATCAGTTACTTCAAGTCGGGTTAGATCAATGTACAATTGACCCTCCCTTTTCTTTTTGTAATGAGGATAAGCATCCAGAAAACCCCTTGTAACCAAACTGTCGACCATGGTTTCCCAGGTCATTCCAATAGACATAGACCCCTTATCATAAAACATATTATGCTGATAATAATGGGTTGACAGACTCATAAAGTCTTTGTCATTGGGTGCACTGTTCCGCACATGGACTGTATAGAGAAAGAGGGCCTCTTCTGCTAATAATTCATGTTGCTTGCAGTATTTTAATAAACTCGAAAAATTCAACATAAGGTGACTTCACAAAATCCAACTACACCATTTCCTCCAACCACACCAACTCATCAGGACTAGTAATCCAGTTGATAAAGAGTTGATCTTTTTGAGCACTCATTAACCATCTTTTTTCTTGACTAGGTATGATTTCTCCCTTATGCATAAAATCATCCACATATAAGTTGACCATGGTACACATCTTATCTGGATTATTAGGATCAGGATTAAGTAATCTACCTGTTTTCTGAATGAATTCTTTAGCCTTAGACGAGAATCCCATGTTCAGGCCAAATTGGACATCCTCTACTGTGAAACCTTCCTGCAACGCTTTACAAGAGACTATATGTGGTTTTATATCACTGTAAAAGTCCACTAAAGCTTGCTTTTTCTGCTTATCTGTTAACTTGTAATGATAAGGCTGAGCCTGACTATCATGAGCTAACAGTTTGTTGACGGTATCTACTGTTGTACAGAATACCAGTGCTTTTTTGCCCTGCACTTCTCCAAGTATCTGCTTAGCTGCTTCTAGCTTATTGTGAGCATTTTGTAGTAACCGGCTTCGTTTACTAACAACAGCTTGCCATTTTCTAGCTAATCCAATAACCTGTCCAGGAGTAATACCCAATTCTCTTCCAATCTCAGAAGCCCACTGATTACCTGTCATAGTTAGGGCTCCAAACTTCTTGATTTTAGTCCCAGCCAAACAATTTGCTATATACATAGCTGTGTATTCAGCACTATACTTACTGAAGTAGTTGATGTAACTGTTGTATTCCTGGTTATAATTCAGGTAAAGCAGCTTTTCTTCAGCAGTTAAAGAAATAGCCAGATTATAAGACTCATAAGCTGGTACTACTCCTAGTTTATACCCAGTTTTAAGTGGAATATGGAATCGATGTTCTACACCAAAGCTTTCCAGATATTCTGTCTCTTTCTGAGTAAGTGTTGCAGATAAGAATAGACCATAATCATAAGTAGTCTTCGGGATCACTTGGCTAAACCAAGTAGAATTGCCCAGTACCCAGTGGCACTCATCTACAATCAGCATACCAATAGTATCAAAGAATTCAGCTGGTAACTGTTCACTTAATACATACGTATTGATGACATAAATGGATACATTGGGTAGACTAGCTGTAGCAATACTCCAATCCTGTTTTAGTTTTAGAGAAGGTACTACAATGACTACTGGTTTATTATATTTCTGCTGATATAACTTGATTGCATTTACAGATAAATGCGTTTTACCCCCTCTGGTAAAGAGATTAACTAGTAACCTCTTTACCTTCCCAAAATGTTGAATAATTAGGTGCTGGTATCCACTTTTGCGCTGGTTAACAGTTGGAAATTGTAAAAGGGTAGTAATTTCATTACTAGTTAACTCTCTGGTGACCATGAATAAATTCGTGGTGGCTCAGGCTCCTGGTGAAAACTACCTAGAAATTGAATCATGGGTTTTAGTTGCCAATCCAAGATAGGTACATCCGCCATTTCTCCATTAGCAGTGTATCCAGCTATGATAGCATTGCCAGTGAATACATTAGAGCTACCCACAAAACAGAACTTAGGAGCTTGGGGATTCTGGAGTAATCCTTCTTCATCTAACCACATATCAATCCCATTAGCTAGGGTTACTTTTTCAACCAATTCACAACCAATTTCGTTGTACAAGGCGTTTAGGCCTTTATCCATTTTAATGGTTGTAACAACCTGATTAACCACATCAATCTTAATTACTCTGAGCATAAAATTACTTATTTTTCATCTTTAATGTGCTGACCAATAAGCAACTCTGGTTAGTGAGGTTTATGTAATTCATCTAAGCTTTCTTTGATTCGAGCTATTACTTCTTCAGGACTAGGCAGTTGAGGTTCTTCAATTTTTAACTCATTTCTCTCAAAGTACTTAAGATACTTCCGTTGCACTTCAGCTAGTTCAAGCACCTTTGATTCCAAAGATCTTCTTCCCATAATCAGGCTTAGTCTTTCTGCCTGAAGTTGCTCAAAGAATACAAACTGGTATTTGTTCCAGAACATTAGGTTAAATAAAATGCTGCAAGCTGTTAATAGGGCAAAGCCAGTGGCCAACCACCACATCCAGTTAGGAATTAAGCTATCCCAGTAAATTAACAGGAAACCGGCCATCACTAAAAAAGAAACCAGATGGGCCATTAAAATAGATACTCTAAACAACTTCATGGACTACTTCTTTTTGATAAAGCTTGATTGTGGTTTTGATGTAAACATGACTTAGCCAGTAACTAAAGGCAAAGTTGCCATGGGGGAATACACCTTTTCTACTGAAAAAAAGTCTAGCATTTAACTCCTCAGCAGCAGTACGTAGGGTTTTTAACCAAGATTGACTGTATTCTCTATGCTCATTAAAGTTAAGTAATGCTTTTAGATGTTTATGATAGAACACAGCCAATCCATAATCTTGTTGAATCTCCCTAATGAGCTGCTCTTTATTGGCTGTTGAGCCTTGCATGTCTAAATAAGGACCAAACTGGGTCCTATATACTTCTTCCAGAATTGAGCTAACGGTCATTAATATACGTTTAAAAGGTAAAGGGATTTTGAATCTGAATTTTAACACTGACTCCAGAGTTTGTAAACTTTACATGAGACTGAGCAGTAACCATGATTTCTACACCAGACTCCTTGACAAAATCATCCAATAACTGTTGAATCTGCTTTTCTACTTCTACTTTTTTCTTTTTGATTTCCTGAATGTTCATGCTTATAAAAGGCTAGTAGACCTGGCAAACAGTATTTATTCACCAGGTCTTGGATGCGTACTTAGTTTACAGTTGTGAATCAATAACAGAGTATTGGGATAGAAACCTTACAAGGTTCCTTTCCAAACTTCTCTAATTAGCACCTTAAATGGTTGGTAATTAATTACTTTCTAAAACAACGAGGATAATCAGTAGTACTTCGATTAAAGTCTAAGTACTTAAAATCAATGATATCATAAGGGTTAGTTACCTCATCAACTAAGAGAGGTTCTTTTTCTTGTTGAACCCTAACTTTATTTATTCTTCTGAATCTACGAGAGGCTATTTTCTTTTTGCCATGAGAAACATCTGATCCACAACCAACCCTTCTATATGATCTACTCATTGACTTATATACCTTAAAGCTTACTAACCATTCCTTCAAAATAAGGCTCTATTTCTGCTTTAATTTTTTGTCTTCGTTCATACAAAACTTCTCTGAAAGCAGACATAAATTCTTTAGGCAAATCATCACATTCCATCTTTAAGAATTGATAAATGTGCTGAATTTCTGGACTATTTTCCCGATATACATATTGATAAATGTCCAACGCAGAATCCATAAATCCTATGCCATTGTCCTCAGGATCAAATGTAGTACGAATAGTAATAGCTGATTTATTGAGCCCAGCAATATACCCATCCAGTGTTTCTTCCTCTGGATTCACACAATCATTACAGAATATAGTACAATCTGAGGCTAGTTTCAACTTATAGGCTTCTTGCTCATATGCATCTCCAGTAACTTGGCCATAGATACACTGATTACAATCCAAGCCATTATGCTCTTCTGCATCAAGAGATTCTCGTTGTTCTGGAGTTATTGTATCTCGTAAATACCACAACTCTTTTACACAATCCTTTAAAAAGGAAGCTTTGGTTATTTTTTGCATTTGTTGTACATATATTTAGGAAGTACTTTATCAAAATGGGATGGAAGTTGAAAAGACTTTCCATGAATAAAATCAAAAACCATTTGCATATGCTTATCTAAAGCTGCTATCATATAGACTTCTAAAGGCGTAACCCCATCTGACTTATAATTGCTTACTTCTGGATCAGAATTTATCCATTCTCTATAAGGATAACCAGTAAGCCTTAAGTCTATTTCCCAATCTAATGAATATTGGACTCCAGCTGTTCTTTTGAAAGTACAAGCTACATGATTATAAGCATGTCCAAAAGCCAAACCATAAAGGCAAAAATTAGAAGATTCTCCCTCAAATTTGCTAAAGTCTAATTTGGCTTTATGTTCAGTAGATAACTGAAATTTAAATGCGCAAATTTCCTTTAATACTTCAGCATAGAACTCTTCTTCACTAAGTAGCATCATACAAGAAAAAAATAGAAGAAGACTGTTACAAAATACTCCTATAACAGTCTTCCCATTTACTTAGATGTCAGCTTCAACTAAAGCACTAGTGGCTGCGCTGACAGCTGTTTCCTTAGCTTTATTTTGCTCATATTCAAGCTCTTTCCGGGTACTTTCCAGCTCCTTAGGCAAAGAATCTGTCTCATCTTTCAGATAAGCATACACGCCTTCCATTACTGGCTTAGGAGCAAATTCCATGTAGTACTCAAAAGCTGTGAAATGCTCTTCTGGCTTACCATTTACCACCATTGGCTCGATGTTAAACATTTTGTCATAAGTGAACTTAGGGTCTTCCAGCAGTGGAATGGATTCTGTTGGAATTGGATAATTTTCCCAGGCAATACTCATGTCAGCACACAAGGTCTTTAATTCAAGTGCACGTTCACTTCTGGAATCACCAGTTGCTTGTCCATACACATCACGGCCAACTAATACAGGTCTAAAAGTGGCAAAATCTAATTTGCTTTTTTCATCCTGGGTCAAGTTAGTTTTAAGACCCATGATTTCTTTAGTGGCCTGACGAATAAAGTTAGCTTTTGTTTGTGTAATCTTAGTTGGAGTTGCCATTTTTGTTTGTTTAATTGATTTGTACTTGTAATACTTAATACTGTCTAAAGCAGTCCCTAATTCATCAGATAAAGTATCTGTTTCATGTTTTAGGAACTGAAAGATTTCCATCATCATGGGTTTATTTCCATTAGGAAACCAAAACATTACTATTTCTAGTAAAGTCCTGTAAAAATCTGTTGAATACGGAACACAGTTACTATGTTCCATAAACCATTCCACTTTATCACTAAATTCAGGTAATCCTTTGGGGCTTCTAAAATAGAACTCTCTAGAATCTGGCATATATTCAGCATATTGAGCCGCATTTTCTCTAAGCTTTGTACTTGTTTTAGAATGTGCATCCCCTGTCAACAAGCCGTAGATACAGTTGGAATCATGTTTCCCATTATAGCTAGATAAAACCAGTTTATCCTGAAGTGTTTCTATGGGAATAGTTTCCCTTAAAAAGATTAATTCTTTTACAACAGCTGTGTAAAAAACTTGATTACCCAAAGATCCCGTCATATACCAATTCTTTTTTAACCGATTCTAACTCAGCAGGCAGTAGATTAGCCGTATTTACAATATACTCCAGGACTGCTTGCCTTTTCTCAGGAGAAGCCCAGATTAAATACATTTCTAGTGGAGTAAAATCTGCTGTCTTATTATATGGCTCAGTACTTCTTCCAATTTCAGCCTCTGGTTCTTTGGCTAACCAATGTTGAAGTGTTATTCCACTAACTATTTTGGGTTCTATCTCGTTTAATGAGCCGGATTCATTTGACCACCAGTATTTAGAAATGTTAAATAGCTCTCTGAACTTTGAAGCTATTTCGTCTTCTGCAAACATATAAGGAGACATTGACTCCATAAATTCTTGAACTCCACAATCAGTTTTAAAATCAGCTATCAGGATTTGTTTGAATTCAGTTATCAATAATTTTCTCAAATAGAAAGCTTCCTGCACAGCTCCTTTGTACAGTTCAGTTTTAGTTATTCTTGCCATTTTATTTCTGCCAGTGAGTTGCCATTTTCATGGAAGATTGCATACTAAGTCCAATCAAGTAACTGGACCCAACTTCTTCCATAATTTCCCTAATTCGTTTAGCAATATCTTCTCGACCTTTTGGGATTTGTACTACAAGTTCATCATGCACACTCAATTTGATACTACAGTCAGGCTGTGTTAGTATATAATTATGCACAGCTATAGTAGCTTCTTTTAACATGGAAGCAGCTGAGGCTTGGATCATTTTATTACCCTACTTGCTCTTTATCAAGTAGTTCTGAATATTTCTATTCAGTTTCGACTATATCACAGCGTAAGTATTTAATTATGTTTTGACTAAAGTCTAATAGTTCTCCAGGCGTTGCATTGTTTTTCATAGTGTTAGCTTTCATTGAGATAATTCTACAATTATCTGGAGTATATCCAAAATCAAGTCTAACCCTATCAATAGAAGGGGAATTTATTGGTAAGTTAGCTTCATCTAACAACGGAATGTTTAATAAAGGGCAGTACTTGGGAATTTTCAAAGATTCAAGTGTTAAACTAAAATCAAGTCCTTTTTCTGCTGCTCTTTTTTTAGCATTTCTTACCAAAGTGGTCATAATTCTTCTTTTATAGGATTCTTTTCTAAGCTTAGAAAGCCTTTCCTTAAATTCAGTGTCCTTATGAACCCTTTCTCTTCTTTGTTTATTAATAGCATCTCTTCTACCTGTATTGTGCTCATTATGATAAGCATTAAAACAATCTCTACATTTTCCTGTAGGATAGCTACAATAGCTTTTCTTCCCTGACTTTAATACATTGTATTTTGTCATTATAGGGAAAGCACTTATTGGTAGTTCCTGTTTACATCTAGTACAAACTTTACTAGTTTTTTCCTTTTTCATAACGTCTGAATTGATTCTCAAACTTATAAAATGAGGAATTAACTTTCATAACTATAACTAATTATGCTTACACCCTGGACACTCGTGTTAGGATTATTGTCTACAATAACTCACCTATTAGTCTGTGAACTTTCCCCATACTTTTATTTGCTTTCAGGGGCTTAGCTGCTGATTATCCAATTTTTCAACTTTTCAAACATTCACAATTGCCATTTCTAGCTTTGTTGTAGTGTTAAAAACTCTAAGGATTTTCCAGCAATTCATCCAGTTTTACTTTCCCTATCCATTAAGGAAAATTGACACCTTCTTTTTCTACTTCATAGTCCTCAGACATTTTCTTAGTAAACCAATTGAACCGTCTGATTCTATTGATTTTACTACCACATCTGACTTCCATGTTATTAACTACTTTCCGTTTAATCTTCTGCTGATACTCATGTAGTGCTTTTAGATTGGCTTGTAGCTTAGCTAATACTTTCTTGGCCACAGGCACTTCAATGTTAAGAACAGCAGCAATCCTGGCAGCTCCTCCACCAAAGAGAACAATTATGTTATCTCATCAGCTCTTTATCTGATGATTCTACAGTTTCATTTTTAGATTATATCTGTAGTTCAGACTATATCATAAGTATTTTAAAGAAAATACTCCCGGACGCTCGTGTTAACTTCATCACTGTTCTAGTGGTATGTTATTAGTCGTTGAACCTTCTAAGTATCCCTACTTAGCTTGGCTGCTGATTATCTATCTCTAGTTTTCCCAGCAGTTCATCCGGTTTTTTTTGGGCTATCTCACAAGCTAAATCAAATTTCCTTTTTAAATAATAGGCCGCATCTTTGTAAAGATAATTTATCAATTGCTTAGTTTGCTTCTGGTTCATTTCAAGTCTATAGGTTACTGTGTTAGTATAAGAAGTTTCTGACCATTTGATTATACTACCTAGATGTAATTCTAAAAAATTACATAATTTATCAAACAACTTTTTTGAACATGAAACAAACCCAGACCTATGCTTTGCACTAAAATGCCCATCTCCATCCATTAATCCTCTAACAAAATCCCAAGTAAACTCAAATTCAGGATTTACTATTATGGATTTTTTAGCGGGTATTCCTAATGAAGTTATAAATTTATGCAAGTCTTTATGGCCAAATAAAACTTCATAACATTCATTAACTTTGTATATACTTATATTCACACCTAAAAACTTTTGAAATTGTTCAAGAAGTTCTTTATCTTTTTGAACAATAGAAATAGTTTTTTTTGTTGACCCTAAATTCCCATCTGTTACAATTATACCTAACCAGTACATTGCACTATGGTTCAATTTTGTAAAACAACTTATATCTTGAAGTACTCTATTTTTCCCTCCACTACCTTCTAAAGGTATATTGTGCTTCTTATAAGTTTTTATTACAAATGGCCTCCCATAACCAAACATAGTACAAATTTGATTAGGGGTGTGACAATAAGCATACTCAAGTATTTTAAGTTCTTTATAATTATAAAAGTTAAAATTTAAACTTTTTGAAACTTTTTGTACTTGATGGTAAGAGATGTTAAGTTCCTCTGCAATTGATTTTATTGATGCACCCTTTTCTAATTTTTCTTTAATTTGATCTAGCATTTTATTCATTATTTACTTATGTAAAAATAATGAATTTTTTGACAATTATTCAACCCAAACAAAACAGGTTTGTGGGGATCTCTTAGTTCTCCATTTACTTCTTTGCTAACAATGAATGTAGGGTCACCTCTAATGATCCGGTGTGTGTCCTGAGCCAGGAAAGAGTGTAAATCCATTCCTTTATTAAAGTTATCCAGTAGGGCTTGATCCTGGCTATAGGAAGCAGCTAACCTTAACTCTTGATTAGATAAATCCACATCCACAAATACATAATCCTCAGAGTCAGGAACAAAGCATTGTCTGATCTCTTTAATAGCTGGAAGATTTTGCATATTAGGATTATTGCTGGATAACCGACCAGTAGCAGTAAAGCATTGAGAAAAATCAGAATGAATCCTTTTTGTAACTGGATTGATATACTTTAAAAAGTTATCTCCATAAGTACTGATTAGCTTACTATACTCCCTGTGTTTAAGCAGAGCTGTAATCAGTGGAGCTAGTTTTCCTTGTGGTTTGTCCCTAACATAAGCTTCCAGAAATTCTGCATTCGTGCTATCCATTGGTTCTCCACATTTGGCAAAGATGGCTTTCATCTGTGTGGAGGAACTCATGTTAAAATGGGCCATAATCAGCTCAATTCTCTCTTCTACTGTCTCACAGCTGTCAAAGAGTTTTGCCAGTTTTTTGGTGATGTTTTTAGGTCTATGAATGAAATCCTGATTCAAAGCAGGTACATTCTCAACTAATTGGCGAACCTCTATGGTAATCTGCTGTTCATACTCAGTAAGTTTCCCTCTAAAGATGGATGTGTTTTTATTCCATTTTTCTACATCCAGAGAAATCCCATTCAGCTCCATCTGGGCTAGTACTGGTAAGAATTTATTTTCCAGACTAGAACAAGCTTGCAACTTCCATTGTCTAAGCTTTTGCTGCTGTCGGACAAACAGAGGGTATAGATGAATCAAGTCATCATAGAGATAATCTAGTTGTTCATTGGTAATTACATCTCCTGGTTTCCAGTTGATAAAAGACAATCGAATATCCTTATTCATTTTGATATTGAAATGCCTTTCCAGACAAGCATCCAAACTATGCTTCAAGTCAGAACCATTATATAAAATCTGAGAGTTAACCATGGTACAATACACATTAGGTAACTCTACTTGATAATGGTACTTTAGAATCTTCCAGTCAAACTTGGCATTATGAGCTATCCATAACTTGTCTACTAGCAGTGTAATAGCAGCTTCAATTTCTTTTAGTGTCCAATCATCTAGCTTGATGATAAAATACCCTGTAGAGCCTCCTAAACCCAATAGAATTGGATGTAAGGTAAACACATCCAATCCATTGGTTTCAAAGTCAAATTCAATGTAGGGAGAATCTCTAAGGGGCTGTAGCTGTGCTAAGTTGGTTACTAATGTATACTTGTCCAGTTTTGTCATCTACTACCACATTTTCCAACTCCTCCAACAACACTCCCGGTTTTCCAAGATAACAATGGTCTTTATGCACGACAATGACTTCCAATGCCATTTCCAGTTCATCCAAGGCTTCCATATCTTCCTCATCTAATGCTTTATGCAATAAGGTTAGATTCTGGTCGACTTGTTCTAATTGGGAACGAGTGGCTACTACAATTACATAATCTTGGTATAAATTGTGAAAAATCATTTGATCATACCCAGACATACCAATAATGTCCACATAATCCCCTCTTTTGACTGCTTCTTCAATGTTTGCAAAGCCAGTAAGGGGAACTTCAATTGTATACGCTTTCATGTAAATATTCAGGGGTTAAGTCTTCTTCAAATACTTCCTTAGAAATGTACTCAACTACTTCTTCTTCAGGTATAAATGTTCGTTGACCCTTGACTCTGAAAGACTCTTTGTGGATGGTAAGTACCTGAAACAAATTACCATCCACTGTTTTAATAAAATCTCCAGGTCTAAGATCACCTTTAAACATCTGTAGCAAATTCAGTTTTTAGCTTATCGTACTTTTGAGCCATTTCACTCATAATCTGAGTATCCTCTCTATTCAGCATTCTCAGACTCATGAAGATGGGATAGCCATTGATACTTCTTGGGCCAGCTTCACTGAGGTATTCATAAACCAAGCCTACAGTATTAATGTCTTTATCATTAAAGCACCCAAACATAACAGGCATAAAAATCGAGGCAAATAGCCTACTATCAGTCTGATCAATACTACGATCTGTAAAGATTTTGCCATCTACCAGATCCATAGCAATCTGCTTTAGTTCTTCATGTGTTTTAGAAGACACTGGTTTTTTTTCAACTGGTGTAGTATCTTCAGCTGAGTTTTGATTATTTTCTTCTTGATTGTCAATTAGTTGTTTATCCATGATACTATCTGTAGCCCTAGCCAAAGGACAAGGGAGTAGCCTAATAGTGCTACCACTACTTTTAAAAAGTCAGGAATTTTCTTCAATTAAACTGTGATTTTAGAAAGCTTATGGGTGTAAGTTTCCTTCTGCTTGATTCGGGTATCTGGATACTTCTTGTCTAGTATAGTCAGGTAAACAGCTTCTGTAGTAATTCTATATTTAGTAATCCAGAAGGTTTGTAACCGGGAATAATCAGCTACTCCTGTCTTTATTGATTTGTATCCAGCATAACCTCTGTAAGGTTTTACAGTCACTTTATAGTCTGCCAGCCCATTAGGTGTGTACTTCATACCAAAGCAATTATTATGCTTTGTGCAAAGCTCTGATTTACCATTGGCCGATTCATCTACAAATTGACGTTTAACCCATACTTTGTACTTTAATGTAGGATGAGTGTCAATAAGACTAAACACTTCCTGTCTCTTGGTAGGCTCTCTTGCTTCTACCCCAATAAAGTAGAGCAATAGAAATGCTGATAGCAATTTCATAGTACTAGAAGGATTGGTGAGGTATCAAAAGTAATAGAGGGACTAACAATTGTCGTTCAGAATAACCTAGTTTGATTATTGCTACGTAACTGTTGCAGTTGGAGTACTCATCAGAAGCTCTCCACATACAATGTGATGATGGGTAAGGGCTTCATTGTAAGTGGTGTATCTCCATTGCTGATTAGTATACTCTTCTAACTCTGAGTTAAATACCATAGTCTCAAATACAATGGGATCACCTTCCCCATCAAAAGTAGAAAATCGATGGTCTAATCCTAGGAATACAGTAGAGACTTCTCCTAATTTTCCTAGATCAGTTTTCTTTACTACTCTTTGATCAGGATTTTGCCACATCCATGTAGACCACTCTTCTAGTGTACAAGGCACTACCCTATTATCCTCATCCAATTTATAGTATAGACGCATATTTCTTTAAGCAGGTAGTAACTTTCTACCAATAGTAAAGGCACAGATGGGAGTTTCAGGGTCTTTAGTATCTCCATCAAACTCCACTAAATATAAATCAGTACCTCTTTCAGGTTCTTGTATACTGCCAAGTACTGTGCCTTTAGTACCATCTTTATGTCTATCTTCAGGTCCAGAATTTGCCTTTTCAACTCTATTTCCAACTTTGAAGAGGCATTTAGGATCACCTTTTAGTATTTGCTGAAGTAGTGGATTATCCTCATTCATTTGTATTTTTTGCATTGTAGTCGTTGTATTTTCTAAATGGAACTAATGGTTTATTATCAGGAAGGGGTATAAACTGCACTGCTATCCCTAATTCCTTATACAATTGCAGCTTATCAACTTGATCCCCATACTTGTCATAATACCCTCTACACATTACTTCGAGAGCAGTATTTTGTATAGTAGCTTTATGACAAACAAAATATCCTTTTTTCTTTAAGCAGCCTTCAATAATATCTTGGGCTCGCTCAGGACTAACTATCCTATCCTCAGAAAACAGACAATTCTTACAACGTTTATTGTATACAAACATCTTACATCATGTGGCTACGTTCACGATACAAGATAGTCACAACATGGTTAGCATTATTATAAGCTGTGTGTATTTGTTCAATCTGAATTTGAGGGTTTTTGTCTAACCACTCATTTATAGCTCGTTCTGAAGTATAAGCAGAGCTAAGAAATACCTTAATTTTCTGAGGTTCATTCATTTCTTCTTTTCCTTTCTAAATGAAGATTTAACATCAAATCCATGGCTAACAATCTTCTCCTTATCAGTCAATTGTCTTGGCTGAGGATCTTTGTCAGTGAGTTGCATACTGATAAACTGCTCCAATTCCTGGTAAGCAGTGAAGGGGTCTTTTACAGTAATGAAATCAACACTAGATTTATCCAGTTGAGGATTTACTATTAGTAAAGGATCATTTGAAATAGTTGGCCAGCTTACTTTATTAGCTAAAGTTGGATAGGTATATCCCCTGGCAATAGCAAAAACTGGAACTTTGTACTGTAAGAACAGGTTAACTTGCTCTATTTTAGGTAGAAACTCCTTAAACAGATGGTCTGTTTTCCAACGGAAATACCCAATTTCATCTTCATAAACCTTTTTGACTTCTTCCAGGTCATAGGTAGTTACTCTATGTATTTCTTTATCACAAACCAAAGTCCTAGTCCAGTCACATATGTCCAATCCTACATGCAGTTGACCAGCAAAGCCAATAATGAAAGGAGCAATGTACATGTTCTCTGATCTACCTCTGAATTGTCTGTATCCAGATGCTCCATGTGTAAACTTGTTTAGAAGTGGTAGTTGTTGTGCAGTAATGATGGATGTGTTTCTGTAATACTTTACTGTATCATCTGGTTTACCCAGTGTATACTGTATTGTATCATAGTAGTCTCTGAAATCAGAATAAATTTTCATAATTATTAGTAGACAGAATTTTGATAATCCTATTACTATAAATATTCCAATCGAGATTGCTTAGCTTACTCATCCTATTACCGGCAAAATTGACAATAGCTGGTTTATGCTCTTGGATATAAGCAATGGCTTCTTCTACTGAAGGATTCTCTAAACAAGGCTTTTGACATTGCTTACACAACGTAATAGTTTGTTTACTGCCAGGAGAGTTTAAATTACCAAACACAATAGTTAGATCACTATGTTGGATATTTAGCTTAGTTCTAATTGGATAAGATGAAGACTCACACTCTACTAAACCATATGTAGTTCTAAGTAGAAAGTTAGGCCCACGCTCTGTCTTAAAATCTTTAGGAGCATACCCACCTGTAGTATACCCAAGTTGATGAGCTATATTTAAAGCAGCTTCATCAATACCTGTCTGACCTCCAGAGATCACCTTCTGAACAATATCACTAACTTTCATTGCTTGTTAAGTTTAGAAATACAAAACAAAAAGCCAGCACCTCACTTGATGCTAGCAATAATCAAACTTGGTTATTATCTTTGTTGAGTTATTGGTGAGCGACTTTAAGAACTCATATATAGGGCTATGATTGTCAGTGAGTTAGGCCGGGGGTTCGAATCCCTCTCTCTCTGCTGAAGTAACGATAAAACCCTGTAAACTAACCACTTACAGGGTTTTTTGTTTTTCAAGAGTGCCAAAAACTGAGAATGTTAGTGAACTATCTGTGAGTTAAAAATAAAATCTGTGAGTTACTCACCAGTGGCATAACTTTTTAACACTCAGTTTCCTATGGTTCCTTTTTCTTACAGTTTCCTGGTGAGGAAATCTCCCAAAGCAGCAGCTGGATTTGCCACTCTGTATTTACGCATCCAAGTACAGACACAAAAGATTGAAGTTTCCCTTAAGAGGGATGTGTTACAGCACAGATGGGATATTAAAACCCAACGGCTAAAAGGTAATTCTCCAGATAATAAAGAAATTAATAGTTATCTGGACCAAGTAGGTACTACCCTTCATCAGCACTACAAAGAACTAGTGCTAAAAAACAAAGAAATTAGTGCAACTAGCCTTAAAAAAGCTTTTCTGGGTGAGACTGACAATGAAAAAATGCTGGTCAGTCTGTTCAAAGACCACAATGAGCAAATCCACAAACGGATTGGAGTAGATTACAAATGGGGTACTTATGAAAGGTATCGGTCTTGTCAGATTCATGTAGAACACTTTCTTAAACTAAAAAAGAAAGTCACAGATATAGCCCTCAAAGACCTGAATCTTCAATTTGTTACAGACTTTGAGTTATACCTGAAAATTGACAAGAAAAATCAGCACAATACTGCTCATAAGTACTTAATGGTGCTGAAAAAAGTAATTAGGCTTGCTCTTCTTAATGGTTGGACCAATGTTGATCCTTTTGCCCATTTTAAAATTACTACCAGAGAGGTTAACAGAGATTTCTTAACCAAGACTGAACTAGCTACTTTAGAACAGAAAGAAATGCCTAATATCAGGCTAAATCAAGTGAAAGATTGCTTTATCTTCAGTTGTTACACTGGGTTAGCATATGCTGATTTGAAGAAGCTCACCTTGAGTCATATTAAAACTGATGATGAGGGTAGGCAGTGGATCATTATTGCCAGAACCAAAACAGAAAGCCAATCAAAAATCCCCCTTTTGCCTAAAGTTAAAGAGCTGATTAACAAATATGTGCTGGGAAGTAGAAAGGGTTCTGAATATTTATTACCTGTATTGACCAACCAGAAAATGAACAGCTATTTAAAGGAAATAGCTGACATTTGCAACATCCATAAAAAACTAACTACACACGTAGCTAGGCATACTTTTGCTACTACTGTCACCTTAACCAATAATGTTCCCTTGGAAACTGTGAGTAAACTGTTGGGCCACCGGAGTATTCTAATGACCCAACATTATGCTAAGGTGGTAGATGATAAGGTAGCAAAAGATATGGATGATTTACTAACTAAGCTACAGTAACAGAATCAAAGACTGGAACCTCAAACTGAAATGTACCTGATTCAACTAAAGCCTGGGCTGTGTCTTTTGTAACATACATATAGACACCAGGAACAGAAACATGGTATACTGTAATTTTAGGTTCCAGCTTTTCTAATTGCTCTGTAACCATACTGGCAATAATCTTCAATGTTTTTGCCTTATTTTGGGTATTAAGAAGCAATTGCTCTGCATGTTTGACTTTCTCCTCCTGAGCCTCCTGAAAATCTACTACCTGATCTAATATAGCATGAGCATTATTTGGCCCCTCCTCCCAAGTTAAAGCATCCATATCAATGGTTACTTCATTGATGATGTATACTCTTGGATTTACTGTCTCAATGTGAATTGGTTTTGCCATAATATATTGGTAGAAATAAAAAGGGCTAGTCAAGTAATTAGCTCAACTAGCCCTAAGGTTAAACAATAGATTCTGATTATTATACCCAAGCGTCTGCTACTGGAATTTCAGTAAGCACTTCTTTATTGTAGGTCCGGTACAATTCATTCAGGAAGGCTGTATAGTCAGCTGTTTTCCGGTTTTTGAAACCATCATGAATGGTCTTAGTTCCATCAAAACCTTCAACCCACTGGTCTTTAAGAGGAGTGGGTTTAGCTTGAGATTTTGGCAAATCAGCTACACTAGTAGCCTTTACTAAATCAACAAACCGAAATTTTAATTTTCGGCCAGTATACAACATAATTCTGTTGTTACTTGGACTACTAATAGGTTCAACAATTACATCACCTGTCTGACTGTTAATACCTCTTCCTGGCCGCAATTGTTCTTCATATACTTCAATGAGGTCATAGATAAACTCTTCACCCGCATCATTGTAATGACCTAAGGTATTGATGTCCAGGCCAACTTCTAATTTAATTGCTTCTACAGATTGTTTGGTCATATTTAACCAAACCAATAAACTTTTTGACTCTCTAGTATTGATTCTAGGATCACCCTGTCGAATAAAAGCCAAATTGTCAAAGTGCATGCCCTGAGGATTGGCTACTTCTTTTCTGAAACCTACACTGACTTCATTGGGATTGTTAGAATTTTCCCGAATGTCTGAAATAACTACTACTGGTTTTTTGGCTGTTGCTACTGGGGTTGTGTTTTGAGATTCCATGATTTTTGGAAATGTTTTTGTGATTGTTTTTTAATTGTTTTCAAATGCTTAGTTGTCATATAGCTTTAATATATTATAGAAACACTATATGACAAGGAACCCATGCAGTATGGGACAGTAGAGCTATCGCTAGAAATTATTTGTGTTTAGGACACTTGGTTTGACTGCCCTTAGGAGAATAAGCATCAGCATATCTGGCAGTAACACAGGTTGGTGTACAAGCAGTACTAAGTAGTAGCACTGACAGGAACAGGAGCATTTTCATAAAAAAAAATAACCCTGCCAGTAAGTACCAGCAGGGTTGATTGACTTTACTTATAACTTTTAAACAGGCCAACTTCAGGCTTTGCCCAGGGAAAAGGAATCGAACCTCTATACAAACTGATTCAGTTAATGAAAGCCTATTATTGGCTTTTATAAAACCTCAGTTTTGCTCTACCAGTTGAGCTATCCCCGGAACTTATTCTATCTAATTTAATCTACTACAACTTCTTTGTGCTTGGTCTTACGTGTGTACCTAGGCTTTTTACAAAGAAAACAGCTACAAGGTCTAGTCTGGTGTTTATAACAGTAATAATTACCATCTCTTAGGTTTAACCTCCTCAGTCTTTGGATGTGTTTTCTCTTGGTTATTTCTGTTCTTAAGCCTTTGTCCATATTACTAATTTAGCTAAAAAGGAAAAGAAAACCCACCCTTAAAAAGAATGGGCTTATCTGATATATCCACACCATTTAAATAGAGTAACAGCCATAACTATTACCTCTACAATTTTACTATTTAAGGTATAATATATCAAATAAAGATTAAGATTCATTTTACAAAAGCATGTTTTTTTACTAATTGAATCGCTTCTTCAAAAGAATAATGCCTACCTCCTAAGTTTAATTTCCTATTAATAGAAGTTTGATTAATAAAAAACCACCAATAAACAGGTTTATCTGGATAGTTAAGCAACTCAACCCAATTGAGCCTAATGCAAGGAAGTTGAAGTTTAGTTTTTACCTGAGTTTGATTTAACTCCATTGTTACAGAGTTAAACCATGTAAATCCTAATGCATACAATTCATCAATAAATTCTTCTTTAGTCATAGCCGTCTTTTAATAAAAGCGTACTTTTTGACTAGATTCAGTACCTCCTCATACTTAAGATAATCCCGAAAACTTATGCTATTACCAGCAAAAAAATCATTAGAATATCCCCACCAATATACATGACTATCATATACATGAAGCCTAATACAGGGCTGTCTACAGGCACACTTCATATTATTTTCGAGTAATAGTAATGCTGAATTACCAGAGTTATCAGTAAGAAACCCCTCATTATTAAAACCTAACTCCTTTAATTGAGTTATCAATTCCTGTTTAGTCATTTGGTATGTGCTGGTTTTAGGATATGTTCCTTTACTACTTCTAAGAAATCTAGGTAGCTATATGTTTGGCCAGATATATTATTTATAAAAAGATATTGATCAGAAATTGTCATACTCAAATAAATTCTTAGGTCAGTATCCACTAGAATAGTTGACTTACGGCATTTGAACTTTACATTTTCTGGGTCAAGTCTAAATATATTTAGAGAGCCAGAATTTATAAACCCTAACTTCCTTAACTCCTCATATATACTATCGCGTGTCATGATTGTATAGCTAAAGCCTTTTCCAATGCGGCTTTAAGAGTATCTAGCGTATAGACTTTACCCTCAAACTCTCTGTAAGCATAGGTATTATCATTAACTACATACGGCCACCAATAGATACAATTAGGAGTCATTAGAGCTACTTCTAATTGGATAGTATGATACAAATTATACTTAACAAGCTTAGTATAAAGAACATACCTTGTAAGGCTTTGTTTAATAAAACCCAAGCTCTCGAAATATTCTTTAAATTCCTTAGGTATCATGGTTATCACGTTTTGATTAGTATGTACTTCTTTACTACCTCTAAAAAACCTGAATAGTCATACCAACTACCAGAAATATTTGTTCTAAACAAATAGCCATCAGACCAACCTGCATGTAGGTATATTCTAATTTCTGGAGTGATTAAGATCGTTGTTTTAAGGCATTTGAATTTAACCTTTCTTGGGTTCAGTTTCAATACATCATATTTTTCAGCAGTAACATGCTGTACAAATCCCAACTTGCTTAGCTCTGCATATAAAGCTTCCTTTGTCATAACACTTCTTTTACTCTTCCAAAGACTTGCTTAGTCCAGCCATTGACGTATCCATGATTATTAGCAATTAATAATCCCTTGGTTGGATCAACAGCTTTTACCAAATGAGTAAACAGGTTACCCTTCACTTTGCAAAAAACAACATCACCTACTTTGACATCTTTCAATTCTACTGGTTCCAGTATGTGTTTCTGTCCAGATTTGATCAAAGGAGTCATAGAGTTCCCTTTCTCTGAGGTTTCAAAAGTCTCCCCCTTTGCTAACCGCTCAATCTTATAGTTCATTATTCACATTCAATAATGAATGCAGTTTCCTGCTGACCATCTATGGTTACTCGGTGAGTTCTAAGTGTCTCAAAATATTGACCTCCTTTAGTTAAAGGGGCAACCACTCCTTGATTATTAAACCACTCTTCACAGTTTTGTTCTCCTTCTCCAGAAAACCATTGGAGTAATACTTGAGCCTGTCTGTCTGATAGGTTTGTAAAAATTGCAACTGCCATAAGCTTGCTAACGATTAAGGATATACGTTAATAAAAAAGTGGTTTAATTGAAAGTGTGTTGTTACACCAAAAGCTATCTGGCCTTTGTTAAGCTCTTACCCTAAATACTTCTGAATCAGGCTCAACTTTTTCCATTTATCTTCAATATTTTTTGGAAGAGTTGGTAAATTCTGAATTTCCTGTTCTAGTGGTGAAATGTCTTCTGTATCAAAGGCCATTGTAGTAGTTCCAGCCACCTTTGGATTTACTAATAAATAATGTCTGTGATTAGTGGCATCACTGATAATACTTCCACTTAAGTAGTACATAATAGTCGAGGATTTGTTAGTGGGTACACTAGGAGTCGAACCTAGACAAGTTTTAAACTACCAGATTTACAGTCTGGCCCCATTGACCAATATGAGACTGTACCCAAAAAACTGCCTATCTTCAATTTGTGCTAGGCAGTAGGCATTCTAAGTAAACAACAAAATAGTAGCTTTATTTTTTAACTGAGCTATGTTTAGGATCAACAATAGCACTCGCAGCAATAGTCATCACTTTATTAGGCTTGTTTGGATCAACCCACTCATATTTATTTATCTTCCGAGTGCCTGCAATAGCTAATACCAATAAGTCTAAATTGTTCTTACTAGCAGCAAAACTGGAATGAAAATTATTCAGAATTTGATAAGTTGTGTCCAAAAAATAGATTGTCAACATGATAATAAAAGGTAAGTTTTCTGTAAAAACAATTGCCACTTATATAACCTTTAGTACAAAGATCAATACTTTCAGGTATAGCTTAAAAATTCTAACAAAAGTTAGTTATTAGAGAAAGGAGTTGAATTTTGCTTGTGGGCTACTCTAAATTTATTTGCCAATACATTAATAGCCTCTGTAAATAAAGGTCTATTATAGTCTAACTTTTCAACCAATTCCTCATTTTGAGCTATTTTGTCAAGAAACTCTTCCCGCTTTTCTTCATATTGCTCTGGAGCTTGAACAGCCATAGCCCCTAAACTATAGGTAAATAATATCATAGTAAGCTGTAGAGCTTGATCTGTTAGAATACCAGCTCCATTTTTAAATAGATTCCCTTCTTTATCCATAAAGGAAAAACTTTGACTCTCTAGATCAATCATTAGATCGTACATTGCTGCTGAAGGCATAAGAGCATTTGGGCTGGGGGCAAAAACAATCAAATTGAGCATTAATTCACTTATATTAGTGAATGCATTGTATTGAAGGGAGCTATTAGTATCTGATTTTTCTATTTCTTGGAGTGCAAATGCAAGAAAGCCATTTACTTTTTCTTCAAGAGATATTTTACCATTTCCACTAGCTAATAGTGTTTCAAAAGCTTCCTGCAAATACTCTTTGTTCAGATTCAAATTTAATAATGGCATACAATTAGTTGGAATTTCATAAGGAGTCTAGCCCTATGTAATAGAGAGCCAGACTCCAGGTTTAATTGTGATTGCTTTTTGCATTTCGTGTTATAGTAAGAAGGTTACCAACTTGTTCAGCTTCTTTAAACATCTGCTGGACACCTCCTTTTTTTGTAGCAGCTACCTGTTTGGTAATGAACATGAAACAGTATGTCTCTACTGCTTTTAGATTAAAATCAGTAGGTTCAGCTTCATAATTCTGAATTGCCTTTTTAATCAGGTTAACAACTGCCGGTACTGGCAAACTTTCAGCCAGTGTTCCAAGCATTTCCGTAATGGGGTTTTGATTATGCATAGACTGGTGCAATGGTTCTATGATAGGTCATCATACAGAATTCATAGTTATTAGGGTCTTCTGTATTGATGTGACCTTTTTGAGATGGATCTTTAATCCGGTATGGTAATTTTGCAACTAGTACCACACTTTTATCATCTAATTGGGTCATGTTCCTATTCACTGTTACGCGCTTTCCTGTTAGTTTAGAAATCATATTAGCTACAGCATCATAGCCAACTGAAGAGCTAACTTCTTCTGCATCTTGCAGAATCATTTTGAATGTATCTTGATCAATTGTTGTTCTCATAAAGATACCATCCTGAGGCATCATTGCTGAGTTCATTACATATACTTTGGACATACTCTTATGTAAATAAAACACTGAACGTTAATTTCTTTCAGTTCTGGAATTTATTTACATAGTTTGTAGCACTGCTCTTGACCAACTCCCTCTCTAATTCTTTTTGTTCTACAACCATGAACATCGCAGCTAATCCCTGTTTGCCATAGCAAAACATTGTACCCTTCCTTTTTAAGGTTGGAATAATTTTAGTAACAATCTCGTATACACTATTGCCTTGACTAACTTCTTCAATGTTTCCAGTTGTTTTATCAATAGCTATGAGAATAAACTTGTCTAACTCTTCACACTTTTTTACCACCTTGTCGATGTTTAATTCTAGCAGTACTTTAATACCAGCAGGAATATCATCTTCTTCCTCTTCATTCATTGTTTAAAGTTGTTAAATGAAAAATAGAGCAGAGAATACTATCTCTGCTCCAGTGTAAGACTGTTAATCAGCTTTTACACTAAATTCCTGATAAGAACCACCAGATCGAATACAAAACTTCTGCATTCCTTCATGATCACCTTCCAGGATAAATCCATGGGTTACCACTTTAGGATACCAGCCTTCTTTAATATGGTCTTGGCCATCATTGATAATACAAATCTGTGGTCTATCCCCATTAAAGCTAACCTCACCTTCTTTTGTAGGTACACTACCTTTTTTAATAAATTCAATAGTGTTCTCAATTGCTCGTTGCATGTCAGTACCTCCTCTACCAAATTGGAAATACTTATTAAACTTTTCCCATACATGCAGACATTCTTCTCTAGTCTTGATAACTAACCAATGAGGGTCTAGGCGGCTTTCAAATGTGCAAATGTAGAGTTCAGCATTTCCCTGACTTACCTGTTCACACCGATTTAGTAGTAAGGCTTTTACCCACCCAATTTTATCTGAATCATGCATGGAACCAGAGTCATCAATAAGCAGAATAAGTACTTGCTTATTGAAGCTAATTCTAACCCCCTTTTTGATCTCCAGTTGCTTGGTAGCCACTTTATAATTAAAGGTGGGCATAGCTAATTGAATAGCTCCAACTTTTTGTACTTCAGAGTATTGCTGTATACGCAACATCCGTGTCTTCCTGGCACTAGGATCATCTTCTTTGGATTTTGATCTATATGCTTTGATATTTCCTTTCCTGTTTAAAATGGAAAGCTTTTTCAATACATCCAGATTTTCAGCACCTAGTTGGCCAGCTCGAACACCATTGAATACAGAGGGATCTTGATCCCCTAGTAAAGCTTTCTCAGTGAAACTGTCAGCTGGCATAATTTTACCAACCATCTCAGCATTCTCTTTTAGCTTTTTAGCAATATTGGCTCCTGATTGGTTTCCCTGGAATATAGGAAGTTCTTCTTCTTCAGTAGCTCCTCCTTTACCTTTACGGCCACCTGCTCCCTGATTAGAAAGAGAATGGGCAATGTTTAAGGCTTGTTCCAGCGGAGTATCCCCATTGAAAACTGATACATCAATGTTCTTTAAGAATTCCTGAGCTTTCTTATTGAACTCAAACACACGTTCCTCTGCCTTTTCCTGAGTCTCCCCTTCTTTAGGTTCTACATTATCATAGTTCCAGGTAGAAGGTTTGGTAAAAGCTTTAGCACGTTCATCTTCAGGAAATGAAGTTAGATTGGCAATATCCTGTACTAATTGTACTGAATATGTACCCTGTAAATTCATTTTCTTCACTACATGCTCAATCTCTTTTTTGGATGGAGTGATGTAGTTTTTGTGGGGTACAGTTCGTTGGATCATTGATTAGGCTAGTGCTCCTAAGAAGTTCAAATCAGTATCAGCATTGGTTTTTTCCAAGGCATTATCCAGACAGGTTTTCTGGTATGTTTTCCAGATTTCCCGAAGTTTTTTGTATTGTGGCTGAAACTCATCTCTGAAGGATTGATCATCCAGAAACTTAATAACTCTCTCAGCTGCTTTACTGTACTGGATGTACCGGATAGGGGTATTCTTATCCACTGGAGGCAAATCAGAAAGCTGTTTGTGCATAGCATTAAACTTCTCTCTTTCCTGCCGAATAGCTTCAAATTCTTCCATTTGAGACTCAATCTCATTTACATGGTGAGGATCAAAGCCAGCTACATACTTCAGCCCAGACAAGCCAGCTGTGTTGTACACAATAGCTGCCTTAACAGCTGTTCTTGGAGAAATGAAATTGTTTCTACTTACTTCAGCCACAATTTGGGCAAACGTATGCATGGGTTTTTTGAGCACTTTATCAAACAGGAGTGCATAATCTTCCTGATTGTAAGTTTCCCATTCTACCCGGTGCTCTAAAGGAAAACGCTCCATCAAGGCTTTGATAGAATCATCCTCAGCAATTTCTTCCCGGCTTCTGTTGGTACAAACTACAATACACTTGGTTTTGATGGGTACTTGCTGATTTCCATTTCTGAACTGTTTTGAAGTTAGAATATCCTTGAGCTGTTCTAATACGGCTGTAGGAGCATCCAAACCTTCTTCCAGTATAACATACTCATGGCTCATGAAACTCCGTTCAATATTATATTCAATGGCACCATGGTCTTGAAATTCTTTCATTTTCAATCCCCCTAACAAGGATTCTATTGTTGAGCCCTGGCCAAGTGATTGAATAAACGGCTTTTCATCAATAGCCTTAAAGAATGCTTCACTCATTTCACTTTTCTAATTGTTATTAACCACAGGCTTTTTATCCTGTGCTCTGGAAGTTTCCCTCATTTTCATCAGTTGGTCATTTCCAACTCAGTATAGCATATATTTTCACCTCCAACTCAATGGTAAGGTGGGGAACACTCGTGGTAGTATTATAGTCTGTTTTACAGGATCAACTACTATGCGTTACACTACCAATAAATCTTTAAGTTATTGGTTAGCTCGGTATTAGCACTTCACTTTGAGCCTTCACCGATTTTGCTCCCTCATAATCCAAGATATTTCTATCCTGGACGGCAAATCCAAAATTCTTGAAAAGTTGGTATCTGTTGTACTTTCTATCTAAATGCAAAGAACTAGTTTCATATAGCTTTTTTAAAATATCAATACTGTCTGGACAACTATAAGAAGTCTCAAAAACAAAGTGGCTTGCTGTTTCTTCAGAGTTAGCCAATAAGTAATTTCTTTCCCTATAGTTTAAGACCTTGTTAATACCTTGTAAAACATCTTTAGTGCCTAAAAATTTAACAATTGGTTTGTATCCACTTGTGGTATGTGTAAATGTAAAGCAACCATCACCATCAAAGTAACCTCTTACAAAAGCTAGTTGATGTTCCTTAGGTAGTTGATTTTCAGATGGAAATAATAAAGTTTCAGATTTTTTAGGAGTGCATCCTAAACTAATTAGATCTAATCTCATTTGT